CCATAAAAATGATATGTCTTTGAATTGTTTGCATTGTAATTGTTTTATTTGTCTTAATTATATATAAGATTTAATTTTCTTATGTATATTATAGTATTATATATCTTTTTGTTTCATGAAATTCAATGTAAATTCCATTTATTTTTTATTTATTTTCAAATGGTTGGTTTTCAATTGAAAGGGCTTTGATATGCTTACAATCTCCTCTTCGGAAACTTGATGCGGGACAGTTACAACTCCAAACTCCTCTCTGAAAACGGACCAAGTATTCAGATTTTCCATTTGATGATGGTACCACAAATTCAAGGTCTACCTGAGTCTCAGTCTTCAATTGGGTTGAAACTATTGGTTTCTCAATAATTATATCGTCGCTAAACTCTACATCCTCTCGGGTTGTTCCTTCATCTACAGGAATCCATCCCGGACAGATATAGGTACCTGTAAGCGTTCTCATGATTCCAAAGTCTTTAAAGACCCGGTCTCTAGGTATTTTATATTTAGCCATTATCTTTCTAGGATTACAAATTCACCGAATGCATTATCAAATACTTGTAGTAGATTCTCATAGTCTCCACTCATCATTTCGTTAATAAGTGCCGACCCACAGTCTAACCATCCTAATTGGGTTGCAAATCTTCTAGCATAGGCCATAAGAGCGTATGCATTTCCATCAGGACCTGTAAGGTCTATAATAATCGGTCCGTTTTTTTCTTGTTTACTTCGTATCATATTGTTTTAATTATAATGTAAATATAAACAAAAAACCCCAGACCCGAAAGTCTGGAGTGTTAAAATTTTGTTAAAGTTTTAATTACTTTAAAGTGTCAACTGCTATAGTGTCTACTGCTATAGTGTCTACTGCAACTGAATCAACTACTACGGATGTAGAGTCTGCTCCTGTTGTTGTAGTTTCTACTTTCTTATTACAAGATGTAACTGCTAATGCTGCAATAAATGCTAATGCTAAAAATACTTTTTTCATTTTGGTTTGTTTAATGTTATTTAATTTTAAAGTTATACAATCCGAAACCTACTTGTTTCAAATTATACTGCTTTATTTTTATCAATAACTGACCATACCACACCGATAAGAGTTGCAATTGCACCAATTCCTGTGCTAAGAGTAGGTTCTGTTAAAACTCCTGAAGTTACAAAGTAACCTCCTATAAATGTTAGAATGTGTCTAACAAGTCCTAATGTTTTGTCTAATGATTCTTGTTTCATAATTATAAATCTATTTTTTGTTTAGAGCCATCTGTCATACTGTAAGTAATATGAAGTGGTTTTAGAGAATGCTCTTGCGAGTTTAATATTTTTAAGTATTCAGAACCCTTACCTGGTTTTAAGTAGGCAACAGTCATGTGTGGCATGTAATCCGGATAGTCCGTAGTGTGCGGAAGCGAGCTAAGTGCTTTATTTGCATTGTGAAGATTATCACCTTCCATATCAAATTTTAAGACATCAAAGTCTTTATTTTCAAAAAGAGATAGATTGTGAGCAACGCACTCACCAAGTTTGATTCCTTTTAATTTATCTGCAACTTGGTCCACTGTTACTTCAGGGTGAAGTCCGTATAATAAGGTGCAGTGAGGTTCATCTTCAAGACCGTAACTTTCATCTGCTTCTACTGTGTATATATCTTCAGGTCGAATTGATTGGTGTAGAGTTGCCATTGCCGGAAAGTCAAAGTATAACATTGCGCAATTAAAATTGTGCGTTACATTCTCCTTTTCATTCAAGAACTCTTCGAATAATTTAATTCTTTTCATATTATTTTATAGGATTTTTGTTCATTGCAGCGTCTTGATTTTTCTCTTGCCAATTAAAAGAGATTTTGTCAGTTGATATTGGTCCACCTTTAGCCCACGTATAACATGTTCTTGCAGAGTGACATTTAAACTGGTGCATCCAACAATATCCTAATTCACCATCTGGGTCGCTTAATTCTCCGGGCATGCATTCTTTCATTCTTGGTGAAACATCAAATGCAGCACAGTTTGCGCATAATGATTTTTTAGCAGCTTCTACGCTAGTATTCCAGTGGTCTGCAATATGTTCCCAAAATCCAGCAGGTTCGTCAACATTTAAGGGACCATATTCAATATGCTCTGCTTTAATTGCACGGTCTCTGTTTTTAGTATTAACTTCTAGGTCTTTAGTCGGAACTGGACATGCTGTAGAATTTTTAAATTCTTCAAATAGTTTAAATTTTTTCATCGATTTCAAATCTTTTTGGGTCAAAGTCCAGGGTTTTCTTAATCATATAGTTACTCAATTTCTCGAGCTCGGTGTTAGCCGCTGGATTTACATCGCGACCGTAGAAATCATTAAATAATTGTCTGTATGCCTGAACTGTAGAATCAAACGGTACTCCCGGTTGACTGTTACTTTCAATTATGTATAGTTTTCCAGAACGGTCTTCCATAATATCAAAACAGATATATGGTAAGTCTGAAAATATTTTACCGAACTTTTCAACAAGGTCGTTGAATTTTCCTGGTATTTTGGTAACATCCTTTTTGATATATTTGAACATCATTTTTTCAGCTCCTTTTCCATCTCCAGATTTTGCTTTGTCGTTCATTGGCTGTCTTTCCATCCAAAAGAATGGTTTTCCTTTAAAAGTAATCAATCGGTGTTCGGCTGCTTTATCAATATATTCTGAATAAACATCTAATTTCGAATGGTCTGCATCGTCCCATGATTTCTGATCCTTAAAGATTTGAATACCAAGTCCTGAGTGTCCCTCTGCTGGTTTTCCAATTAATGGGAATCCAATCTCTAGGGCATCTTTTTCATTATGAGCAGTTTTTGGGATATTTTCATCGCCTTCAACCAACTTATGGAATTCTGCCTTAGAACCAGACTGTTTAATATGCTCTGGATGGTTGTAGACATTTTCTTTTTTAATCAACCCTTCGTCTAGGAGCTTTTGAGTTACTCCAGAATTGTATGTAAGGATTGGATATTCTGGGTTAATGTCAATATCTTTATAATTGTCAAGTGTTACCTGTACAAAGAAATTATCTCCGGCAAAGTCTTTATAGGACCACCATCGGTGCCCACTACCAGGATCAATAGCCAAATAGATTTTATGCAAATCAGAATTGTCCTCCTTCTCTGCAATAAACTGTTCAAATAGTTTAATTCTTTTCATGTATTATATATCTTATAAATATGAAGATAGAAGTTTTTTAATGTGATTTTTTATTCAACCTCATTTTTTTCAATATAAACTTCTATCTCATCTCCATCATCTCCATCATATTTTAAATCATATTTATAAGATTTAGCAACATATGAACCTGGAAATTCTTCTATATCTGGGTCAAACCTTGAAAGCCTTGTCCAATCCTCAATAGCATCATAAATTTCTTCCTCTAATTCGTCAGTATCCTTGTCTGATTCAATTTCTATCTCTACCGCAACTCTAGCTGTTACGTATTGTGTCATATAAACTTTATATTTCATAATTATTTTAATGTGAATCTCCTACGTTATTTTTTTCACCATAAATCAAGTAGTCTGGGTTAATAACCTTTGCCACCTTGTTTCTTTCACCAGAGATGTGCTTGATTACAATTCCTTCATGAGGCACTTTAGTACCATCAATGAAGTTACCGAATACAAAACTATCTTGTACCTCTTGAGACCATGGTCCATTGTAAAGTACCTCTACGTGAGGCAATCCCAACCCTAAAACCATGCTGCTATATGCTAAACCTAATGATTGATATTCTCCGTTTACTTTAGTATCAAATCCTGCGAATTGAATTTTTTCCAATCCATAAGTATAGTTCTTTTGAATACCAGCTCCATAAATTTCTCCATAAATAATTACCCCTTCTCCAATATACTTAGCTCCAAAGAATTTTGCATAGTTCCAAAGTTTTTCTTTGATACCATATTCTTCAGCGATTGTTCTCCAAACGTCAGTTGAATAGAATCCTTGAGAGTCGGAACCTTTCTCACAGTTATGAGAACCGTAGATGTACTCATAGTCAACCCATTCGTCAGCAATTCTTAAGAATTTCTTTACCTTGTCCCAGAGGGTCAATTTAGATTTCTTTACGATACCATAACGTGCATTGGTTCCATGCAATTTTCTGGTGATTTGAACCTCATCCTCTTGGGTAAATAATCCAGCCACATTTTTAAGGTTTGGAAACTTGTAGTAGATGTGGAAGTTTTGGTTATCTCTCCACTTAATTTTTCTACCAGATGCCAATTGAACTTGTTTAACTGGTGGCTCATATTTAGTGATACCAAGTTCATTCATTAAATCCTTTCCTTCTAATATAGAACTGGCTTTAGCATATATTACTGGAATGATTAAACACTCTGAATAGACTCCACGTAATTTTACAGTTCTGACTCTATTACCTTTTCTTAAGTAATTAGTTACTCCCATCTTTTCAGAAAGTTTTTCAGGTATTACTGCGTCTGTTGTTGCAATAATAGTTAAGGCTCCTACATTAAATTCGCCTTTCTTTGTGATGGCGTTCCATCCACCTGCGATAACTAATTCGATGTTATCTGCACCTTCGATTGCCCGTACTTCATGTATTTTTGCTATGTAGCAAACTGAATTATTGTTTTCCATTTATTTTATAATTTAATTTCAAATCGTTGTTTCATTTTTTCTAATGTTTCTTGCGGAACATTGTGCTCATTTACCCCGTCGTGTCGGTTCTCTACGATTATAGAATTGACTTTATATCCATATTTTTTGGCCAAATCATAGTAAGCCTGCATTTCCCATTCCTGTGTAAATGTGTTTGAAACTACTACAGTGTGCTCATATTTCATTAGAAACTCTACCTCTTCTTGGCACCATGCATGGGCCTCTTTAATCAGAGAAAAGTCAAATTTATAATTTCCTTTGCTATCTACGAAATACATATCGGCCTCTTTGTGACAATAATCTCTATCACCAACAAGGATTTTTGCCAATGTTGATTTTCCTGCTCCAGGTAATCCTCTTAATAAAAATAATTCTTTACTCATACCATTGTGGTTTTTGTAGTTCATAATATTCCTCTTCAGTCATTGGCCTTTCATTGTATATTGATTCTGCTACCAAGAATCCAAATAGGAAGGCCATAAATGCAATTATTAAAATTACCATATTTGTATCTTTATCTTCCATCTTATTTGTTGATTTGAGATTCTATTTCTTGAATAAAATCGGCCGCAGATGTGGTACCTCCAACATTAAATTCGGTTAATTCATTTTCAGTGTATTCTCTTGAACCAGTTTTCCAGTCATATATTGTAAAAATATTACCTTTAAATTCTATAACCCATTCTAGTTGAACTTTGTCATCTCCCGATGGTTCATCGCATGTGGGTTTTCCTAAGACTTCTAGCAATTGACTATAAGTCGCATTGATGTAACCTTGAAGAGATGTTCCTGTTTCGTTTGCATTTTCGATTGAAAGTACTTTAAAATTTTTCATAATGTTTCTTTGTTAAAATTAGATATGTAAATATAATCAAAAAACCTGACACGGTAAAATGTCAGGTTAATTATTTTCAAAAAGTTATTAACAATTTAACAAACTTCATGTTTTTTAATTTTATGTTGTTTCTTATAGCTCTCTATAAAACTTTCACCAACCCCAATATCATCAATAATATAATTATTTGGAATCATTGGTTTCCTGGCATTCAAGTTTATAAGTTTATCCGGGTTTTGTTCATTCTCAAATACTGTCATGTATTTTGTTTTTGAACCCATCGATTTTCTATAGACAACAACAACCATTACGACATCATATTTTCTTCGATGATTGCTTTACCTCTACGAATACGGTTTTTAATAGTCTGTAGCGGTAAGTCATGTTTCTCTGCAATTTCTTCGTACTTCATTTCATTAATCAAACGGTCAATTACTATTTCACGGTACATTCCTTTAAGATTTTCGATTTCAGTAAGAGCACGACCATATTTTGCCATAAGTTCGTCATCTTCCTCAAGGAAATCCTGTTCGGTTTTCATTACATAATCTTCAATAGCACCATTTAAACCATGGGTACCACTAACAAATTCACCATTCTCACTTACTTCAACACCGTAATCAGATAGGGCATCCAGAGAGGATTGTTTATTTCTATTATTGATATGTCCCAATGCATCATTAAATGCTATACGGTACAACCATGTAGTGATCTGGTATTGTGGGTCATATTGATCAATTTTAGTCCACAATTTTGTTAAAGTGTTTATTGCAATATCTTCAGACATTTCGCGATCTTTTACTATTTTATTAACGTAGGTCGTAAGTCCTGGTTTTAATTTGTAAAAAAGTGCAGTAAAGTCCGCTTCAGAACGGGTTGCTAAAAAATTCTCTGTTAATTCTCTGTAAGATTTAGATGCCATATAAGTTTTTTGTTTTTATTAGATATGTAAATATAATACAATTATTTGAATCTGGAAACACTAGAGTGTTAAAATTTTGTTAAAGTTATTAACATTATTCTACTTCATTGAAGAGCTCAATTATACGGGATAATTCTACAGGTTTGTATTCCCAAAAGTCACAACAACAATTAACCGTCTTGGTCTTATGGTTACTACGATACTTTTTATTTGGATGTCCTACTACCGAATAGGACCCTTTTGATTTTCCTGGCCATTCAAGAAGGGGCCAATATGAAAGAACTGCATTCTCTTCCGGCATAAATTCTAGGATACCATCAAAGTAGTCAATATCCAGTCCGACTGCCGTTTCAGATAGTTCTTCAATTGCACTGTCGAATTCTCCGTCTATATTAATAATAGTCCCATTCAGGTTTCTAAGGAAATATTCCGCAGTTTCTGGATCCCATGCAAAGTTACCCAATACATATACCGTATCTTCCGGGGAAACTACTGAATTCCATGATTCAAAAAGTTCTTGATTCATTTCTTGGACATCCTCAAAGGGTCTTTTATATGATTTTATGGCGCCTGGTCGGCCAAATTGTTGATTTGAAGTTACGAATATTTTCATTAAACTATTGCAAATTTTACGTTAAAGTTATCCCACAGATTCTGTAAGAATTTTTGTTCATTTACGGCAGTAGAGCCATTGACAATTCGACCGTCCTCACTCACATCAATAAACATATACATCACAAAATCATATGCAGTTGAATATACTATTGATTGCCCAAATCCTTCTCGTAAAGATGAACCTCGGTCCCCTTTCTTAAATTCAATGGCAATAGTAACTCCATCATTTTGAATTGTCATGTCCGGACGGTTTTGAGTCCCCATGAACTGAATTTGTTTCACGGTAGTATTTACATTACCCTCCCATTTAATCATTGTTCTTGCCTTCTCCTTGGCAAGAGATCTGCTAAAGCCCTTCTTTTCCATGACATACTCTGTCAACTGAGTAAGAAGGTGAGGATAAATAAATTGAATTATTTTATCCTCACTTTGATTCTTATAGCCAATTGTTTCAAAAACATCACGAGTTGTAATGCCGTCTTGGATAGCCTCTAGCAAATCTAAACGTTTTTTAGATTTACTTGCTAATTTCATATTTATTGTGTGATTTCTTCTACTGCAACCTCAGGTTTTTCTGCTTCATCAATTGCAACATCAAGTTCTGCTAGAGCAACATGTTTCTCTTGAATTACCTTGTTTGCCTCAGCCATTTCATTTAGGGCTGCTGAGATTTGAGCTCCTACATTTGTTAATAATCTTGTAAAGATTTTTGCTCCATCAATACCTGTTCCGGTGATGTTTGTAATAATAGTGTACAATTGATTTAATTGAACTCCATTAAGTTGAACCGTAGATTCTCCTTTGTCATCAATTTGGAATTGACGCTTTTGGTCTGCTAGGGCATCGTAAAGGTTAATTACAAAGGCAGCATTTTTAATGCTCCACTCGTAGTTCTTGTCGATTTGCTTTAAGATAGCATTAATGTTTTGGATGCTTTCAAGATTTACAGAATACTTCTTTTCTGCTAGGTCTTTTTGTGCCTCATTAACTTCAATTTCTAATTGAGCGCGTAGGTCTTTTAATTCTGCTGTAGATTTTTGTTTTGCTTTCGCCATTTTAAATTGTTTTAGGTATTATATATTGTTAAAAGTTTTCGTTGGTTATTTTACAATCAAAATCCAAAAAGTTTCTAAATTGTTCATTATCCGCATTAATTCTTCTATCAGTTGAATCATTTTTGTCATCACGAACACCTAGACGCTCTCTGCGAATTGATTCTGGGATGTCTAAGTATATAACAAAGACACGGTCTCTATACTCTGGTTCAAGCAAGGTGACAGCCTCTGCATTTAGAATCATTACATCACATCTCTCAAATTCATCTTTGGTCAAACCATATTTCCAACCATTAAATTCTTGCCATTCTGCAAATTCTCCTCTTTCAATTTTAGCGTCGAATTCCTCAGTTGGTATATAATAATAGTCCTTTCCATGAACCTCTCCCTCTCTGGGTAAACGGGTTGTACATGAAACTCCATATTCAAATCCCTTGTCCATCATTCGTTTTCTTAAGTAGTCCTTACCGGTAGCCGCAGCTCCGACAATTGCAATTTTTCCAGTCATTATAATTTTATTTTAAAAGTTGGGTCATAGTTTTCAATACCCTTTAGATACATTTCTTTAAGTTGTTGCTTTTCCATTTCTTTGGCTTCTACTTGTATAGAGTCTCTTTTGTTCCGATAATCTATCCTTCCTATTTCACCTAAATAATACTGGGAATCAAGTTCCATCCAATGGAATATCAACCATTCTACTGCTGTTTGTTTCATACTAAATATTTGTCATAAGTGTATAATACTAAAATTGATTCCATTTTGGGTCGTACCAAAATCTTCGGCCATTTGCGTCAACTATATTTGACATAGTTGGATTTGAGTAACACTGAAAGAAATGTTCCGGTACGGCATCCTCTCCAAAGGGGTTTTTCCAGTCTTTAATACTTCCACCTCCCATAGCATAAGCAAACATTGGTACATCGCAACAAAGCGTTAATATCTCAGGGTATTGTTTGAGAACATCTCGAGCCGGAAGAAATGGATTTGCATTTGGAACTCTATAAAGTATCTCAGCTCGCAAATAGTTTCCAATTCCATTAAAGTATTTCTGGTTCATCATTACCAAGTGGACAGGTTTATCAAATTCTTTTTTGTCAATATTGTCCATTATGTTTCTAACAAATCCTTCCAGGTCCTGTGTAGGGTCTGGTCCTCTGTCCGCTGACCAGTCACTTTCAACTTTCCATTTTCCAAATCGACGCACATCTACAAAACTCAAGGTCTTCCCACATTCTGAATAGAACTTAAGGTGCGCATGTTTTGATTCCTTTCCAGTTGGGGTTATTTGAAAATGTCCAGCCATACCCATGTTCATTCGAATGGTTTGACAACCCATTGGAGAGGTTAAATACACCATCAATTCTTTTCCTCGGCTCTTTGCACTAATTTTAAAAACTGTACATTCTGGTTCTACTTCAATACCTTTATGCTCCGGATTCTTTTCAATCTTGTTAAAAAAGAGACCCTGTGAAACTGTATTAATATAGGCTGCGGTAAGTTTAAGTTCTGCTAATTCTGGCATGTTAAGATTTAAAAAATGAAATAATAAACACTATTAGAAAGAATGGCCAAAATAGGGCCAATAATGAGAGCTCAACATTGGTGTATGGTTTTAAATGCATTCCAATTGGATTGCTATTATTTAACATTTCTCTTAATTGGTATATCCCAAATGAATAAGATACACCAACAAAGAGGTATAAAATAATATCGTGTATCATTTTATTTTTTACTTGAGGTTGAAGTACCTTTGAATAAGATTGAAAATAAGAAATTCAATCCAAGAGCCTGCCAAAATGTTATTGGGTGAACTCCATCAACTGCACTAATTAAACATCCATTCCATAATAATTGTACTGGCCATGCAAAAAGGATTGCAGCCACGACTAATAATGCTATCCCAGCAAAGATTAATCCGATTCCTGTAGTTAATTTTTCCATAATAATTATATTTGTTCTTCTGATTTTGTTTCAATTACTAAATAATTTCCAACTTCTGTCTGTTTTATTGTTCCAGATGCTACAATTTCTTTAACTGCTGCTAAGATTTCTAAACCTCCGGCAGCCATCAGGTTCAATGTGTGTTCCATGTAGATTACTTTCATTAGTTTTGTCTTAAGTTATTAATTAAATTACCAAATCCTTTATTCATACCATCCTCATTAAAAATGCTTTCTAATATAAATTCATGAGTTAACCCTTCAAAAATAGTGTTTCTATATTCTTCTTTCAATTCATAAGTAGGAGTAAAAGAAAATCTAGTTACATCATTATAGTACTGTTCTTTACCTTGTAATATTGCTCCAGCACCGTTAGCCTCAATTTTTCTAGGTAGATATCCTTGCTTAATTTTGTTAAACTCTTCTGCTTCTACCCAATAGTTAAATCTATTATCATTAACATTTAATCTTTCCATTTGTACTTGTGTTACCATGATTTCTTTGTTTTAATTATATTATGATTGAAATTTACCGTCAAAAAATAAAATGTTTTCGTCAAACTTGTCGATAATTATGTTAAAATAATCATCATTGTAGTCCATAATGTTACAATCTAAAATTGTGAATGAAATTTTGTTGTTGTCTAGAAAACTTGCAAAGTTTTGAGCGTTAAGACTTTTAGCTGCATTAAGAATGTTTGTAATTGTTGTCATGATTTCTTTGTTTTAATTAGATATGTAAATATAATCAATATGTTTGAATCGTGAAAATCTAGAGTGTTAAAATTTTGTTAAAGTTATTAGCATACTGCAGAAGTAATAGCCTTATATTTCTTATCAAGGGCTCTGGCTGCACCGTGCGGTTTGGGATTCCAACTCAGTTTAATGCATAGCATGGCTATCAAGATACTGGTTTTGCATCTTGCAAATAAAATAGAATTTTTCATACTACGCTGCAGATGAAAAATGAACAACTAAAGCCGTGGCTATAGCAACAGCAATCCAGAATATGGCAAACTGGAAATTGTCTTTTACATTTTGTTTCATAACTATTTAATTTTATTAAGATTTTTACGAGTAATATAATATTCACCTTCTAGGTTAATAAAATAGTCTCCAAAAATAAGTTTTCCTGTGGCTATTAATTTTTCTGCTAATTCGGTCGCTATAATCATAATTCCTTTGTTTAATTAGATATGTAAATATAATCAATAGTTTTGAATCTGGAAAATCCGGAGTGTTAAAGTTTTGTTAAAGTTATTAACAATCCTCGGATTTACCTTTGTGCTTTCTTTTCTTGAAATACTTCTTTTTATTACGATGAGGAGTCGGCACCTTTAAGGCATCAAACCATTCTTCTAATGTGAAGTTTATCTTTGTAAGTTTTTTCTTTTCCATGGTGTTTTAATTAGATATGTAAATATAATCAAAAAACCTGACACGGTAAAATGTCAGGTTAATTATTTTTGTTAAAGTTTTATGTTTAATCCAGGCTATTGAATTCCTCAAACATTTTAATCCTTTGCATTTCGTTAAGATAGCCAGAATTCAGAACGTATTTCTTAAATATACCAATTGGTGTTTGGTGTCCATTGTTTTCAAAGTGAACATTGAAATTTCCTGGATTCTTTTTAATCCATTCAAGTGTCCCTTCAGTGCTAATTAGGTCATCTTTCTTACCAAGAATAACAGTATGATTTGCCTTCATACTTCCCATTTGAACAACAGGTTCCATTGAACGACTATGAACTGCTGGATTAAAGAGAATAGTTGGTATTCCAGTAATCGTTGAAAGACAATATGCAAACCAACCTCCCATAGAACTTCCAATTAAAACATCTGGTCTATCAGATTGTATCTTTGCTAAGATTTCATTAAATAGTCCAGAATTTTTATAGTCCATTGCGGGACATTCGGCATCAAACTTTGCTAAGAACTTTGACTTTTCGCTTTTTGGGTTGCTTTCAAGACCGTGTAAAAATAGTGCTTTCATATTATGCTTTTGGTTTACCTAACATTATCTTTTCATGGGCTCCTCCTCCAATAGTTCGACTGTACCAACCTCCGCCGGTTCCACCGTCTAGGTTTCCAATCCAATCGACTTTTTTACCCAATACCTTTTCTACAACCTCTCGGTCAGTTACAATAGGTACTTGGTATTTATTGATTAAGATTTCTGCAATTTTACCAGAAACTTCTATATAATATCCAAGTTGCTTTAGTTCCTTTCCTCGTCTATCCATATAGTCTCTTTTAGCATCTTTGGTTCCATCATGGCCAACTCCTGAGAATTTAAGTCCAAAACGGGTTTTTTCACCAAACATGATAACATCAAAATCATTACTACCATGAATATCTATTCCCTCCCAATAGTTCCAATCAGGGTCTTTAAATACATCCTCTGGTGATTGGACCTTGATATGTCCTCCAATCTCGGAGTACGCTGTACTAATAAGATTAAAGAATTCCTTTTCTAGTTCGGTATCTTTGGTCGGTTTTAATACTACTGGTTTGTTTTTCTTAGGATTAAAAAGCTCTCCACTTCTCTCCTCTATAAATTGTTCATATAGTTTAATTTTCTTCATAATCTATATATTTTAATTATAGTGTAAATATAAACAAAAAATGGGACACGGTAAAACTTTTTCAATCATTTTTTTGGAAACGTTTAGATAAATAATCTAAACTAAAAATATCCATAAATCATGGCAAAAGGCGCAACCGGAGGAGCTTTCACAGCAACTCCAAAAAAGAAAAGAAAAGGGGTTCATGCAAAAACTAAAAGCACTAAGAATAAAGGAGCCCACAAATACAAAAAAGCTTACAAAGGCCAAGGTAAATAACCTTGGCTTTTTTATTTAGCACAAAGGTTCTCGTTAGTATTAAATGCAAATGCGTTAATTTTTCCAGTCCCTGTATGTGATGTAGTCCCCCCATAATATGGTTGTGTTTCCGGCCTATTAGTCCAATCGCATTGTGGGTACATTGGATTATACGGAGTATTTGGACTGGTATATGGCTGATACGGTTGGATAGTAGGTCCTGGACCAATCCAAGGACTTGAAGTTCCTGGGATTCTTTGATCCGGACTCGGCAACCATTTAGTAACTTCAGTTTTTAATAGGACAACAGCCTCTTCGGTAGTTATGGATTTTTCATCCAATAACCTTTGGATAATTGATTCTCTAGTTAACATGATTTGTATATTTTTCAAGATAGAATTCAACTGGATTAACCCCTACGAATCTTTCAAGTTCTGTTCCATTCTCATCGATTAATAATACTGTTGGAATATTTCGGATTCCATACTTTTGTGTCATTTCTGTATCATTATCCACTAGGATTTTTTCAACAGTAACACTTTCTGCAACCAATTTCATTTTCGGTGCTAATTGTTTACAAGGTCCGCACCATGGCGCGCTAAAATAAAGGTATTTCATAGATTTTATATTTTTATATTATATAAAAAAAGTGGGATTTGTTTATTGTTTTATTTTAACAGTAATAAACGTATCAAAGCGGTCTTCTAATTTTGTTATTGCATCGATTAATGGTTGAATGTCCATAACTCCTTTTGCATCGGCAGTCATTTTGCTTACATCCTTCTTAACATTAGTAACAGTTTCTTTAACCTTAGTAAGTGATGCACCAATTGCATCACCAGCAGCTGCAGTATTAGCACCTTGTTTTGAAACACTATCTTCAAGATTTTTAGCAGCTCCGGTAAGTTCCTTAACGGCTACAAGTAATTTATCAGCTAAGATTCCCATTGCAGATTGTCCATTATTTTTGGCAAGATCAGTAAGTGCCTTAAACATATTTGTAGTGGATTCAATTGCTTTTACATTTAATGTTTTACTTGCATTTGAAATTTTAATATAAGAGTTTGCAATACTACTTAATGATTTTGCATTTGCGGTTAAATCATCAACATCAGTGTCTCCGACAAATTTAGTAACGCTTTCAAATGCTTTGGAGACTCCATTTGCGCTCTTATTAATCATTGCAAATCCAACACCAACCGCAGTAAGCGGGGCTGCTAGTGTTTGTATTTGAGGTCCAAGTACCGCAAGTTCTTTTAATATATCAAGTGGAGAAGGAGTATCTCCTCCAAAAAGAGAACTTATTCCATTAAATATTGCTCCAACTGCTCCGGCCGCTGAACCAAGTAATCCAGCAACAGATCCTCCAGCTACTGCAGCAGAAAATATCAGCCAGGCTCCTCCTAGGGCAGCTACACCAACAGCAAGAGGGATTAAGTTTTCAACTCCAATCTCATTTTTAAATCTGGCAAATGCATCAATAATTCCATGGACCGGGGCCATCACAATATCTACAAATCCATTTGAAACTGCTTTAAGCGATGGCATTGCAGGTTCTAATAGTGAAAGAATCCAACCAACTGCTACAATTGTTATTGCAATTACTATAATACCTAATGCTCCTAAGAGAAGTGTTGCAGGAGTCAACGCCGATACTGCTAAACCAACTGCCGTAATGACCAGGGCAAATGCACCAAGTGCAACTCCGACTGCTAAGGTCCAATCTAAAGGCGGCGCAACAAATGAACCAGGCAACATTTGAAATAACCATGCTACTGCAAGTATGGCGAACGATGTTACAACAACCCCTAATAGGGCTTTAAGCATATCACCCATACTTAACTTTCCAATAGTTTTACTTGAAAGATATATCATAGCTCCAAATAGTACAATAGCAAGAGCGGATTTAAGAGTCCATGTCGGTTCAGGAGCTTTATAAACATCTGGAAGTCCTTGAAAAATCCAGGCTGTTGCAAGAATTCCAAATGCTATAATTGGAATTGCAAGCGCCATAAATAGTAGTTCTTTAGTTGTTGCACCTTTAATGGCTTTCATAACAAAATAGGAACCAATTGCAAAAAGACCAATAGCAAGGGCTGATTTAAGGACCCAAATAGGATCCGGAGCTAATGGATTGCTTGGCATTGCCATAAAAATATATGCCGTTAGGACAATACCGGTTGCTATAATTGGAATTGCAAGCGCCATAAATAGTAGTTCTTTAGTTGTTGCTCCTTTAATGGCTTTCATAACAAAATAGGAACCAATTGCAAAAAGACCAATTGCAAGTGCAGATTTAAGAACCCAAACAGGATCTGGTGCAACTTGAGTAGCAGGTAGCGCCATAAAAATATAAGATGTTAAAACAATACCGGTTGCTATAATTGGAATTGAAAGAGCACCAAAAATAAGTTCTTTAAGCGATGCTCCTTTAATGGCTTTCATAATAAAATAGAATCCAACTGCAAAAAGACCAATAGCAAGTGCTGATTTAAGAACCCAAATAGGGTCCGGAGACAATGGATTGCTTGGCATCGCCATAAAAATATAAGATGTTAAAACAATGCTGGTTGCGATTATTGGAATTGAAAGAGCACCAAAAATAAGTTCTTTAAGCGATGCTCCTTTAATGGCTTTCATAATAAAATAAAAACCAACTGCAAATAGTCCAATTGCAAGTGCAGATTTAAGGACCCATATAGGATCTGGAGCCAATGGATTGCTTGGCATTGCCATAAAAATATAAGATGTTAAAACAATGCTGGCTGCAATTATTGGAATTGCAAGTGCTCCAAAAAGAAGTTCTTTAGTTGTTGCACCTTTAATGGCTTTCATGATGAAATAGAATCCAGTTGCAAAAAGACCAATGGCAAGGGCTGATTTAAGGACCCAAATAGGATCCGGAGCCGATGGATTGCTTGGCATTGCCATAAAGATGAATGCGGTTGCAACGATACCAATTGCCATTATTGGAATTGCTACTGCACCAAAAATAAGTTCTTTAGTAGTTGCACCTTTAATGGCTTTCATAATGAAATAGAATCCAGTTGCAAAAAGACCAATGGCAAGGGCTGATTTAAGAACCCATATAGGATCTGGTGCTACAGGATTTCCCGGCATTGCCATAAAGATGAATGCGGTTGCAACAATACCAATTGCCATTATTGGAATGGCTACTGCACCAAAAATAAGTTCTTTAGTAGTTGCACCTTTAATGGCTTTCATGATGAAATAGAATCCAGTTGCAAAAAGACCAATTGCAAGCGCTGATTTAAGAACCCATATAGGATCCGGTGCCATTAAATTATCTCCTTGTGGTAATAGCATAAATATAACCGAAATTGCTACTATCGATAGCGCAATTAATGGAATTGCTAAGGCGCCATAGAGTAGTTCTTTAGTAGTAGCACCTTTAATTGCTTTCATAATAAAATAAAAACCAGTTGCAAAAAGACCAATGGCAAGGGCTGATTTAAGAACCCATATAGGATCTGGCGCCACTAAATTAGCTCCGCTTGGTAATAACATAAATGCATAAGCCGCTGCAACGATACCAATTGCCATTAATGGAATTGCAGCTGCTGCGAATATTAATTGTTCTTTCTTAAGGTCTTTAGTTGCTTTAAGAATCATTGAGTATGCATAAGCGGCTGGAATCATTATAACTGCAATCGCCAATACTGTTAAGAATTGACCACCTGTTATAACTGGCATTAGAGTAAATATTGCGCCACTTAAGACTATAGATATTGCAATACCTACCATAGCAAGCGCAGTGGCTCCGGCAAGTGCGAACATTGCCTTTGGACTACTCATATCCCCTCCTTTTGCATTTCCAGCAAGATCTTTTTGTCCACTAAGTACTTCTGCAATTTTAACAAATGTCGGTGCAATAAGTGCAAAAATACCGGCAACTGCCAATACTGTAAGCAATTGTCCTATTGAAATAACTGGAACTAATGTAAATATTGCGGCTGCTCCAACAATTGCTCCAGCAACTCCAACTATCATTAGGGCTGTTAATCCAACATCTTTAGCCGACATCGGAGAGAACATTCCTCCGGAAGCTCCACCTTTAGCACCAGCTCCATTTGCTAATACTTTGTTCTGCTCCCTTAAAATGCTTCTAATATCAGAAAGTATTGTTGTTTGCTTTTTAAGTTCATCTGAAGTGGTATCTCCGGATTTACTACTTGCGCCATTAAGAACAACTTCAGCGATTTTATTAAGAACTATTGTAGTTGCTTCAGTTGCATCTGCAATTCGTTGTAACGGGTTTGTTAGTAGTACAATTTGTTTATTACTTTGAGTCACCTATTGTCGATTTTTTTAAGATAAACTTTATCTTTGTTATATATCCAAATAAAAAAGGGCCCGATTAGGGACCCTTATTTTTACATTTTCGGCATACTGATGTTTGGCATTTTTATGTTTGGCATTTTCATACCTCCCATTACTCCTGATGTTGCATCATTTTGGCCTTGGTTTTGTTTATTCTCCTCCTTAATATGATCTATTAGTTCTTTAACAAGATAATGGAATTCATAGTATTCCATACCCTCAAGTTCAGATGGTTGTGTATGGAGTTTAAGATATATGTGAAACTTCGTCTTAAAGAAGTTCTCCAGCGATATCTTGAACAATGAAAAGAGATTTGATTCCGTCACGAAAACTGATGGGAACCTCTTCCTCCTCGTCCCCTAATTGTACTAGCATATTTGGTTGAATTCCTACTTTCATTTTTTCAGCCAATGTATAGACTAGATTGTATTTTTTATTAGTCCATCCGTTTAATTCAATTTCAAATTCAAAAATTGTTTTATCACTAAATGTTCTCCAATCTTTATGTAAATATGGAATGATTTGAAGTACTGACTGGTCAACTTTAAGTCCTTTTTGCTGTTTTTCTTTAATATATGCTGTAATTTTCTGCATAACTCCAATAGCAGGTGGTTTCATTTCAATAGTACCAAAAGATCTTGTTTCAACTTGAAATGATTTTGATTCAGAATCATAATACTTATCAAGTTCTGTTGGAATTTTAAAGTATTGAAAATATTCTTTTTTAATTTCAATATCGTGCTTTTCTCCTTTTTTACTTGTATGCTCAATTTTTAAATTTGATTCTGGCTCTGGAAAAGTTAAGTCTCTAATAGAAAGAATAACGTAAAAACGGTCCTCTTCTAAAAGGTCTTTATAAGATAATCTTTTTGACGTACACGTAATTCTTGTACAAGAATCTACTATTGTATTTAATTTCTCATCAATATCTAATACGTTAGTTTCGTCAATAGTTGAAAAGTGTCGGACTTCTGCAACTTTAGCAGAACGTATTGAAAGTTGAGTTCCTTCTGGGTAAAACATACCACCTGAAGGTAGAGAAAGTAATGGAATTGAATGGTAGCCTAAATGGAAATCTGCATCTTCTGCCCTTTCTCCAGTAAATCGTTCCATGTTAACCTTTCCTAGATTTAAAGGAGCTTCTTGAACTTGTTGTTCATGAACCTCTTGGGTTTCAACAGATTGAACCATATTTTTATATTGTTCATCTAGATTTGAATCGTTTTTTGTACTCATAAATTATTTGTTTTTAAGTTTTTTAATGTCAATTTTATTAAATGTTTTAATTTCATCTGATTTTTTGTCTATTTCGGTTCTTATAACATCTCTAATAAACGCTGAAATTGAAATTGGTCGCTGTCCAGTTTCTATAGCCTCACTAAGTATTATTCGATTAATTAGGGTTACTTCATCTTCTGATAATAGGACCTGTAACTTTTTGGTTAGTTTATCCATCGATATATTATATTATCATTATATTATGTTTTTGTTTCAAAAAAATATAGGGAACAAATTAATCATTCCCTATATTTTGTTAAATAATTATGCTAATACTTCTTTCCAAGCATCGCATCTCCATGATACTTCTAAAGCGGCTGCATCTTTGGTTTCATAACTTAATTCATTTGTAAAACCTAAACCTGAAGTAATTTGACAATCTTCTAAAGTTACAGTTCTATAAATATCGCCGGCTCTATTAAATTGCACGATAACAATAGTACCTACGTAATCTTTTTTAAGGCCCATTGTACCTGTGTTTGGATCGTATCTTAAGTTATACCATTGTCTCATTGACTTGTATAAATAGGCTTGATTTGCTTCATTTAAGTTTAATGAGAAGTTAATAGTTACATCAACTGCAGTTCCATCAGGCATACCAGCGAACGATCTGGTAACCCATTTGTATTTTTGTTCTACCGCAGCAATTTCTTTATATAATTCTAATCCTGAGATTGAATTAACGTGCTGTAATAGGAGTGGAGCATCTGCAACACCAGCTGGTGGAAGTACTGTAACTTCAAACAGGTTAGGCTGGATTGGTTCAAAATTTCTACCTTTTTTAGACGTTTGGTCTTGTGAATAATGTGGTAATCCCATGTTAATTAATTTTTATTTTTTTATATATCATTATTATATCTTAGCTAGATGAAATTTCTCCAGTATTTAAAACAGTTGTTCTGTGAACTACAATTTCTAAACCTTTAACTGGTTCTACGTAAGTATCAATTATACCCATGTTATTATCAATAACTTCATTTGTGTTATTTGTCGAGTCCATTACATTTTTAAACTCATAAACACCACTGTCTTGTTTAACACTTTCTAAGAATGAATCTGCAAGGGTCTTGATTTCAAGTCTTGTTTGCGCAGTATTAAATTCAAATACGTAATCTTTAAGAATATTAGCCATACCGTCTTGAATATAAATAAGTACCTCTCTTACGTGAGCAGAAGAAAGTGCAGATTTAATAGATTGTTGGGCAGTTTTATTACCTAAAATAGTTAAACCAGTTCCTCTTTGGAATACAATTGGATTGATTCCAAATGGCTCTAGAATATCTCTATCACCTTTATCAAAAGAATATTCAACCCCTTTAACGTTTGTACCTGCAACAACTCCTCTTCTTGGACCAGCAACGATTGACCATGGAAGAGCGTTCGTATATTTGTCAATGTAGTTGTTACATACATAAGCAGCTGGAGGAACAATAATGTCTTTTCCATTGTCGCTTACGATTAAACCAGGTCCGTAGTAGAATGCGTAATTTGCACCTTGATTAATACTTGGTAGGGCATATATTTTAGTAGGGTTTTTATCTTGATTACCACCTGCTGCGATATAAGCAGTATCAAAACCTCCAAACTCATCAGTAAAAGATGGGTCATCAGATTTTTTAAAATCTTCAATTGTTGGTGCATTTAAGATTGCAGAAGCATTTTGTCTGTCTTTTGCTAATTGAGAAAGGTTACTCTTATTGTTTAAGCCATTCTCATCAAAAGATGTAAAAGTATCTACAACATATCTAAAATCAATAATATCTTTGTCGATTAGGGCATCATAGATTCCATTACCTCCAGAAAGAACTGATAAATAGTCGCTTATTTCTTTTCCAGATATATTTGCTTTTGGCAATACAAAGGTTTTGTAAACTAATGAAGCTTCTTCATATGATTTAATAATTCTACCGTCATACTCAGGTTCTATATCAGTATAAACTGTAAAGATCGTCTCTCCATCAATATTTATAGGTGCTTTTGCAACTCTATTGACTCTTGCAAGTCTATCTTCTGTATTCGAGTCGACATAGTGTCCAACTTTAATTGGGAAAGGGGAAGGTACATTTATTAGAACGGTTGCAGTTCCATTTGGACTTCCTGGAACTGTGTCTTGTGCTGTTAAATTGTTAACAATTTCAAAAGTATCAGTTGCTACATTAGTTGCAGTTCCAGTTATGTTAAAAAGGCTTGGAGTTAACCCAGTAATAGTTACCGTTTTCCCGTTTTGGATTCCATGTGGAGTACTTGTAGTATATTCTATTTCAGTACCACTAGCACTAGCACTAGTTACTGTTTTTACAATATTATCATATGTTACTGTGAAATTTGATGAATTGTTAGCAACAGTACCACCGACGAAAGTTTCAGTAATTTCTCTATCTCCAGCAGGAACATAATGAGATAATAATTCATAATCATTAGTATCGATGTGAACGTGTCCTACAAAATCAATTTTAGTTCCTTGCTCGTCCATAACATCATCTTCATTAACTGCACAGAATAGACCAGTTCTTCTAGCCTCTGCGTTAACAATTGATTCAATGTATAAGTTTCGGCCTTCAAGGTCTTTAAATCCTGGTAAGATAGAACCTGTATATTGCGCAATTAAACTAACTTGTCTAAGGTTTGCAAATTGTGCAAGTTTTGTTTTATCTAAACCGTCTTCTGTAAAATAGGCAGAATAGATTGGGTCATTTGACATTGCAGCAGAATCAAATTCTCCTTTGAATACAAATACATCAATCATAAAATCTGACATTTTGTCAAAATCATTTAAGTACTCTGGAACGTTTCCAACACCATACCATTCTCTTGCAGTTAGGTCAAATTCTTTAACATCTTGTGCCTGTCTTACGATAATTGTAATTGGTTCTTGTTTAATATTCACAAAGTTTAGAACGTGGTCATCATCAGGAACTATAGTTGCTAATGTTTGGGCATCTGAAGGAATCATGAATTTGTCATTATCAAAGAAAGTTGCATATCCTGAAGTACCACTATCAGAAGTAATACCTAATGCTCCTTCGCCTCCACATGTTACTGGACTTTGGTAAGATGCAACATCTCCTATAGTAAATTGTTCAAGATTTAGGGCCAATATAGGACCTCTTGAAAGAGCTTCGATACAAGATCTGTGGAAAAACATTCCCTTTTTTTCTAAACTTTTATCAATGTTTCCAAACACATTAGTAAGAGTTTCAACTGAATCAATCAAAACTGGTGTGTTATACGGTCCTTTTTTAGAGTGACCTACCATTAATCTAAGAGTCTCAACATTTATATTTGCTGTCTGAGATTTATCAAACTCAAGTCTATAAACTCCTGAGCTTTTAAAATTTAATAATTGCGGACTTAGTGCCATAATTTTAAGTATTTTTTTTCTTTTATTATATATCTAAATTAAACTGGATTTTATTAAAATTTATTATTATTTATTCTAACAATGAATATATATCGAACTGTAAATCACCTTGAAAATCATTATTTTTATACAATATACTTTCCATAAGTTGATGCTTTTCAGGTTCTATAATATCTAATAACTCTTCAACGTAATCAGCGTAATCAACTGTTGTAAAAAATTCAGTTGCAGTGATACATGTCATGATTGAATCATCATTTCCCATTTGGGCGCCATAACTTCCATTTTTAACAATTCCAAAAAGACTTGCCTCTTGTACTGTTTGTACATCATTTATTTTAACCCTATTTATTTCAATAAACTTTTTAAAGTTTTGACAAAACACTGATTTATTATCGGATTTTAATCTAATTCCAGGCTTTGGGGCTTTTGCGTCATGCCGATGTTTAAATCTTAGGACTAATTCATCTTCAAATTCATTCCTCCCTGGGAAAACTGTTGAAAGGTATTGCAATAAGATACTTCCATAAGTGTTATACTCAATAATCAATTTAACGTTTTCAGCATTAAATACATCAAGTGCTAATATGTATAGGATTTTTGCAAAATCTTCAATTGGATGCTCGTTACTCCTGAATATTCCAACTTGATTAATCCGAAAGAAATCATACATCGCACCTGGATTAATATAATTCTCTATGTCCTTATCGGGAAGTGGTTCAACTTCAAACATATTTATAACTGAATAGTCTCCTCCATTTCCTTCTGCAATATCGACAGTAAATAGGTAATATTTTTCTTCGTTTCCGGCCTCTTCAATATCAAAGCTCGGGTGGAATGAAAGGAATCCTTGAGTATCAATGTGAGCATTTTCAAACTCTTCAATATCATGCCAAACAAATTTCTTGGCATTCTTTCGGATATTTTTCATCGTACCAGGGCTGAGTAATAAACTGGATGAACTGGTAAACTCATTACCGTATTGTCTATTGAAAGCATCCTCAGAACCAAGGTTTCCAAGTTCTCTTTTAAACCAGGCATCGTCCCTGTCAGGATGCTGCCACCAATCGATTCGGGTTGCTTTATATTCATTAAGTCCCTTTTCAGCATCGGCATAAATTTCATAGAACTTATTAAATCCATTTGGTGTAGAGGTAATATTAATTCTCGAAATCTTAGAAGCAGAAAGCGTAGGGTAAACGTTTTCATAGAATGAGTTTACAATAGTTGGGTGAACGTGAGCAAACTCATCAAGATATAAATTGTGGATAGTAAAACCAATACCAGACTTAGCAGTAGTTGACTGACCAACAAGTCTACAGCCATTATCGGCCCTTACGTTCATTACATCATATTTAATAATTCCCGGCTTCATAAAGAATGGAAGATTCTCAATTACAACTTTAGCCTTGTCAATAATCTCTTTTGTTGATTCAGATTTATTTGCAAGCAATAAGGTGGTCTTGTCATAGTTAAATGTAAGATACCATGCATTAAAAATACTGGCAGTTACAGTTTTACCCATCTGTCTGGATGCTAGAACAATATTAAAACGGTTATGTTGAAAGTCCCTTAAGAGGTCTTTTTGATATTCACGAAGTTTTACCTGTTGAATACCATTATCGGTCATTACAACTGCATAAGTTTCTGCAAAGTAAACGATATCATTTGCACACTTTGCAATTTCCTTAAGTTCTGCTTCAGTATATTCAAATACAATATTACCTCGACGCAAGAATTGTTTTCCTTCATAGAAAGGCATGCTAACCTGGGGTCTATAACCTTTATCAAGTGCAACCATTAAGTCATTAATAATCTTGGTTGACCATACTAATTTTTGTGCATCTTTTTCTGAATCTCCTGAAGGGATCCATTTATTATCACCTATATAGTTTTCATTTGACATATTATTCAGTTATTTCGACGTCTTGCACGTCAGTTTCGGCAGAATCTATTCCTTCTCGAATCATTCTCATCAGGTCTTTAGTACCTCTTTGAACATTTCCTGAGCCTGGGTCTCCACCTGAAACTTCTATTTCTCTAATGTTATCTCGTTTTCTGTATATCTCAATATCTCGTGCGATTCTTTTGGCACTCTCTTCAGTTGCCATTAAATACATTGTTTGAGATTTGATTATATCGAGCATTGATTTTTGTAGGGTTGCCAGTACTTCAAACATTCTTGGAGCAACTTCACCATCTTCGATAGCATTAAGTAGCGTTGTAAGAGCCCGTTCTCCTGCTTGGAGTTGATAGACTAATGAACTCATTGTCATTTCGTCCATCTTCTTTTTAGCTTGAATGTATTCGTCCCGTTCTATAATATCCTCATCTAAGTAGAACTTCATTAAGGCAGTGATAGTTTTCTTGGCCTTTCTGGTAGAGCTCTCTTTAAGTTCGGCAAAACTGAGTTGATTTTGAGGTCTTCTTGTGGGAAGTTGGACATCAGTTTCAATTACTTGGGATATTTCTCCAGCGCTAGCGCCAATCAATTCATCAAGGTCTTTTCTGATATCCTCAGCCTGGTCTTTTATACTTTTATTTTCTGACATATAAATTTGTTTTATTAAATTATATATCGAAATTAACGAGCGTTGGCATATTTTTGGAATCCTATGCTTGGAATTGCATTATCAACAATAATTGCGCGTTGATTATCTCTTACAACATATTGATTTAAAATATTTGAATGCTGCTCAAATTCAATAGGAGTATCAAATACTCTAATGTTAGTCATAAACATACTATTTGCAACTAATTCAAATTTTGCCTGAGAAGACCAAACAAGTTCTCCGGTTTGGGTTACTGTTTGGGTAAATTCATTAACTAAATTGTTACTAGCATTTTGAGGAAGCATGATATTATTTGATGCGTCAAGACTATATATTGATGCAGATAATTGAAGAAATTCATTATTGATATTAACAACATAACCATACCACTTTGCAGGGTTGAATGTTATTCCATGGGTAAAGTATTGAACCCCTTGCGGGGTTGTAACAATTAACTCCGTATTACTTATTGTTATTGAAAACTTGTCAGCAGTATCTCCAATCAACTTATAATTTAGGTTTGAATTTGATGCAAATCGAGGAGCAAACCACGAAGAGAATGCAATTCCATTTCCAGTTTTAACTTCAGACTGAGCTTCATAAACTATAGCAGAATCTTCTAGAATCATATTTGAAAAATTATAGTAGTTTTTACTTACAATATTCCATCTATTTTTTAAGGCATAATCAACTATTCTAAGTTTTCTATTAACAAAAGTTCGGATCCCATCATATTGTTTATCGGTAACGGTTTGGAATATTTCTGGTTTAAGATTCTTTTTGTATTCGTCTTGAATTCTTTCTCCAAATATTTCTTCAATTCCAGTTATTAACACATCAGTGTCATTGTCAAAATCTCCCTTGAGCACGTCTCCACGATCTTGATATTTAACAAGTTTAACTTTCCAATATGAATGGCTTCTATTGAATTCATCAGCTAGAGCAATAGAATTTATTTCATACATTTTATTAATGATTGGAATAAACATGTAGTCCTTATTTCTTGGATTTTTTCCTGCTCCAAAATGTGTTTCAAATTCTTCGGCAGTTATATGAATTTCAAAATCTTCTAATTCAATTCCAAATATATCATAAGTATGTGATTCTGTTGGAAATTCATTATCAGGAACCAGTATCTTTATTGTTTGTTTGTCAACTACATTATGTAATGAATATTCCATTAAAATAACATCTGTCGTTCTTAAATTAGGCTCTGTTCTAAAATACGTAACACTATGTCCAAAAATGCCATTTACAATATTGACAAGTTGCTTATACATTTTAACTGATTTGTTAAGAGCATACGGATTAAATTGATTTGTTGGGTTACATGTAACTTGAATATTTGCGCATCCATTCATTGCAAAAGGATCGGTACAATCTGTGCAAAAATTAGGACATGATTCAATAATTCCGGCCTCAGTTTCAAGTGTAAATTCTATTGAAAGAAATGTTAAAGTATTTCCACTTTCCAAACCTGCAACTTCAGATTTAACATCAATGTAAAGGGGTTTTAGGTGGTCAAATGTAATTCCTTGTATATCTCTAGGTCCTGTCTCGTGATTTAGTGGAGCAAATTCAGAGAAAACTTTACCAGTATTAGACCATCTAAATTCATATTCAAAAAAGCTTATGTTATCTGGTGTTGTATAATATTTGGCATTTGTAAAATTATAGTGTAGCGGTTCAGTAATGGTCAGTTCAGTATCACTAATAACAATATCGATTTGATATGTTATATTACCGATGATTATAGAATCTCCAGCAGCAAATGATATATCAAATTGAGTTTCATATCCATAAATATTTAATGATGAGATAGACCCTGTAACACTACCGGTCATATTTCGTTTTTTAAGACCTACCACAATATTCCAGTCAAGTACATTAATTATATTATGATATGGGTTTTGAATAGATGCGACAAAAAAATCACCATATTCATTTGCTGTATAATTAGTTACCATTATTAATCTATATTTTTATTTATCTTGTCTTGTGGAGCATAAACCTCTCCAGCTAGCCAAGATGCTACAAATCCAGTTAATGATACAAAATATAATGCAAGTTCTCCTAAGTTTGCTTTAAACCAAATGGCTCCACAGCCTGCAATAGCCCAAAGAATAACAATAACATATATCATTACTTCTTTTCTAGAATTTGGTCCTGGCTTAAGAATTGCTGATTTTGTGCTTGGTTTTTTGGATTCAGCCCATATATAAGTTGCAGCATATGCTGTTAGGGATCCAAAATATATCGAAAGGTCTGTGAAGCTTGCCTCTTTAAAGGCTCCAAAAAGTCCCATTCCTACCCAAAGAGCAACTATAATATAGATTAATGCCTCTCTTTTACCAAAATTACTAAAGAAATTCATAACTAAACGTTTTTCTTTATATATTCAAAAAATATTAGTAGTCAGTAATCAATAGGATTAATGGGTCCTCTTTCTCAATTTTTGACTCAAGTATATCCAGAATGTCGGTAACTATTCCAGCCTCTAAGTCTTCAGGGTCTTTTTCTTCAAGATATAAAAGTATCGTATCATAAAGTTCTTTTGCATTAAGTCTGGCATACGGAATTCCATCTTCAAGGATTTCAATCTCTTCTAGAATCTTATTAACCAGAAGAAGTTCATCATCATCGTACAAGTCATAGAGTCTAAATGTTGCAGTTAGTAATTTAAAACTGAATTGAATCATTTTTACACCATCAGTTTCAATTATTCGGGAGTACTTTTTATCCTTGTTAAGCGTAAATTTAATGTATTGCAAATTTTCCATTTCTAGCAATATTTGGAAAAGAAAAAAGACTGTGTTGATTTCTTTATGGATAAAATCAGAACCAACTGATTTAATTCTATTGATAGAATTTTGATAATATGTATCTAATACAAATTTTAATTGAGACGCCGATATCATTATAGAGTCATTTCCAAGTTCGATAAAATCAGTATCGTTTTGGATTTGTGCCCATAATTTATTGTCAATGTAATTATATTTGTACAGTGTAACGTCGATCGCCGTTGGCATCGAACTAAATTCAAATTGTTCCATAGTCGGGTATTAATATACCTGCATAGAATTCTCTATCCTCTGTAAAGAGATGTAAAGTTCTTCTTTAGCAAATTTTTCAAGTTCTTTAAATTCTCTTTTGCCAATTTCATTCTTTTCCATAAAGAATGAAATAGCCTCTTCTGATGGTATATATTTGCTTTTTGAAGTTGCTTCTTTTTCGGGCTTTTTGGTCTTAGTGTAAATCCATCCCGGAACACTCTTAAACCGGGCAGCAACAAGAGACCAACTATCAATTACAGCAAGTGGATTAATCCCATTCTTATTAAATAATTGGGCATTTGATGGGTACTGAATCGAAAAGAAGCGATTAATCATAAAATGATGTCGCTTCTTATTGTTGTTACTTATTTTTTTATATTCAGCTGGTTTGGTGAATAAGATTTTTATAAAATCAAACAGTTTTGTTTCGTCTAACATTTTTTATTGCTTTTTCAAAAAGTTCAAGTTGTGTACTATTTATATCGGTTTTTCGTAATTTGTTTACCTCTGCAATAACCTTTTCAAAGTCACCGTCTTTATGAACTTCTATTAAGATTTCTGTTAAAATATCCTCGCTTGTCATGTTAAAATAGTGTATTTATTTTTTTAGTTTCAGGTTGTTGAGAGACTTTATCAAGTTGAAGTGTAGCAAATGGGTCAAAACTCTTTGGAGCTCCACTTCCAGTTGAACCTTTAGAATTCCATTGGGTTCCTTCCAATATCTTTTCCATCTGAGTTAGTCCGGCCAATCTAGTTTCAACCTTAAAATCTTTCTCAATTTCATTATATATTGCTTTTTGTATTCCACCAGGTATTGTGTTATAATGGAGTAACATTAAGTCAAGATTTTGGTTAAATCGTAGACGGATTTCATCAATTGTAGATTTACCAACAACTTCATGAATCATATCAACAATCGTTTTAACTTGTGCTTCAGAGAAAAAATGGTCAATGTGGAAGTTACCTTCAATTTCACGATATTTTTCTAGGATTTGAAGAGCCTGCTTTTCAGTGATTGAATAGTTTCGGATAGAACCTGAACTGGTTCTTTTAGTCCATGAAACTACAGATTGGATGTTATCACTTTTATCTCCTTGTAAGATTTTAGAAAAGATAAAATCATCACAATTAATCTCTTCTATTTCTACGCCGTTTTTAGCAATCCAACCTATAAAATCACCTTTAAGTTGGTTATTTAATACATCAGCAGAACCCATGTTAAATAATAAGTCATCATTAGAAATTTCTACCTCATTAGGTTTATTAATAAGATTTTCAAAACCTTCAAATGCTAATAGTCTACGTTTAGAATTATAGTACCACAAGGTATACGCATCAGTTGCTTCATTATAATTAACCAATTGAATAAGGTCACGGTCACCAGTCCAAACAATACAATTTTTACCTTCATTATTTAATTGTGTCGACCATCCAAAAAGAATATCATCTGCTTCTGCACCAGGTACTTTGTGTATAATAACACCCTGTGCTGCAAGAATATCTTGGAACTCTGTATAAACATTAAATACATTTTCCCAGTTAACTGAACTATCAGCAACTCTGGTACCTTTATATTCTGCTGTTGGGAATAGGTCTTTACGCCATGATTTTGAATCAACTGCAACTACTATTTGGTCGACGAAAGGGGTCATTTTTCTGACCTCTGACGCAAAGTCAATACATAGTTTTCTCATAAATTGTTCTTGGCCATCTCTGTCTCCTAGTAATTGTTCTTTTTTAGGACGTGGAAGTACAAAAAGTCTACTATGCACGAAGTAATTTCCGTCGATAATAAGTGTGTGTTTTCCTAGTTTCATAGTTCTATAATTTATTTATGTAAATATAATAAAAAAATCTGACACGGTAAAATATTTTGTGTTATATTTTTATGTTATTTTTTATTACTTCTGGCATTTCATATACAATATTGTTTAAGATTGGTTCAAAATACCAATCTATTATTTTTTGCCTTTCAGTTATTCTATAATGGTAATTGTAACCATTTTCGATTGTCTCATCAGACCATGTCATTGAGGACCATTTTTGGTGACGTTCAATCGTTGTTTTAAAATCACTTTTATGCATGTGAATTAAAAGTAATCTATCATTGACATGTGTGTCAGGTTGCCAAATATTATCTATTTTATATTTATGAAAACCTATTTCCCAGTCAAGTTGACTCCTTGAGATTAAAGTTTTTCCATACCACTGCTGGTCAGGGTACCAATACTTAATTTGAGGCGCCCATGGTTCATCCCGTTTCAGGTCTTCTTGTAGGGTTGGTATGTGAATTACTTCATACCCTCTACATGTTACTATATCATGGGATTTTGTTAAACCCTGTAGGAATCCTTTTAGTCCTCCTTCATCATGATAGTATAGTATCTCATCAACATCTAATGGAATCACAAAATTGTATCCTTCAGATTTTAACAATTCCATGTTCTTTTTTATTTCATTGAAAACTCCAGGTGCATCTAAAATATCTGCATCGGTATGTATTACATTTGCATTTGGACGGATCACATCTTTAATATACTCTTCAGACGATCTGAAATCTAGAATATAAATATCCTTACTATCTAAATGTTGCTTGTAGTACTCAAAGAATTTATGGATAAATGTATTTTCATCTTTGATTGGACAAATTATTGCTACCTTTTCCATACTAACCGTTAACTATTGTTTGAATTTTGTACACACATGCGAGCAATGTAATAACCGGGTCGATTACCAAGGTTCTTTGTGCTTGATGTTCTGCAACGCAAATTGCAATTTGCGGAATGTGTCGGGCATTTTGTGGTTTTTCTGTTTGAATATACTCAATAAATTCTTGACCAAGCGTTTGTAGGACATCATCTACTCTATTTGAATATTCACCGACAATGTACTTATAGTTAACTACAGGGTCCATTTGATTAAAAATAAGGTCAAACATATCTTTATAGACTGAATTAAATTTCTTAACGTCATCTATTGTAATATTCTGAGTACCTTGTGTCTTATATCCTTGTAATTTATTAAGAGTACTACGTAAGTCTGGAAAGTTTCTTTTAACAAATTCTACAAGGGCTGGTTTTTCAATTGTCATCTCCTCTTTTCCACAAATATCATAAACTCGTCTAATATATTTCTTAGTCAATTCATTCTCTTCTGCTTTATCAAAATCAAAGTTAATAACTTCAAAACGCGAAAGGATTGGGTCTGGGATTTTATTAACGTAATTACAAGTTGCAATAAAACGAGAGTTACTTGCAAACTGCTCCATGGTTGCACGAAGTGCTTTAAAGAATTGGTCAGATACACCATCAACCTCATCTAATATAACAACTTTAAATTTTCCTTGGTCATCTAGGATTGACATTGTTGAACAGAAATCAGTGATTCGGGTTCTAATTACATCAACTGAAGTATCGGTAGATGCATTAATGTAGAGGTATGGTAATCCAAATTGATTAACAATAGCCTTTGCAGTTGAAGTTTTACCAGTTCCTGGGCTACCTGCCAATAACATGTTCTGTGTTAGTCCATTTTCAAATTTCGACATTACACGTTCTGGAAGGATTAGGTCTTCTAGATTTTTAGGACGATATTTTTCTGTAAAAAGTGCTTGAATCATTTTTTTAGGTTTAAGTTTATAGGTATTATATAAGAAGGTCTCTATAAGTTTCAGATAAATATCTTATGGCTTTTAATAACAAATACCCAAAGATTCGTAGAACTGGAGGACCCTATCCAAGGAATAGGTATGGTGTATGTTATGAAGGTCTCTCTAGACAACAGCGTCGTCTTCTATTAGAGAATCCACTAATAAAAGAAAGTGCCCAGTCTGACCAGTTCCTACACATTATTTTTGAAATGTGTAAACATAAAAACGATTCAAAGAGGGACAGGTACTATTATGATTGGTCGACTGGAGAGCTAATGAAAGGTGAAGAGCTTGAGGAGAGCTATGATACGATTGATTGGACTTGTGCACTTTCTGGTGAACCTATCAGGTCTAATATAAATAACTTTAATGTGGAGAACTTTGTTCATCCTGATTATCACGATACTCTTGGTGGTAAGACGGTGGATGGTCGAATCCTTAAATCTTCAGTTGCCTTCCAACAGCACGTAAAAAAACTCCTATTGAATCAACAAAAGGAGTTTTTAAATATTGCAAGAAAAAATTCTAAATTATAGTAATCTAGAGAATCTATCTTTAACGCTAAAATTATTGTATTTTGACTCGTTTAATGTAAAACTCATCTCTAATTTTAAGATTTCAGATTCTAACATCATTCCTAATGTAGTACCATCTAATTGCCATGATTCTTTAGCAGAAACTTTATCAATTAAGTCTTGTACTTTTTTGATTTTTTCTTCGTCTCCAGATTCTTTAGCTTTTGCTAACATATCTTCTAATCTTTTAAGTTTTCCTTCTTTAGAGTTTTTATCGTCCTTTGGTTTTTCTTTGTCGGCAGCTTCTTTATCAGCAGTTGCTTTGTCGGCAGTTGCTTTGTCGGCAGTTTCTTTGTCGGCAGCTTCTTTATCAGCAGTTGCTTTTTTAGCAGCTTCTGCGTCAGCATTTAATTTATCTTGTGCGGTTTTAGCATCTTTTGCTTCCTTTTCTTTCTTTTCTTTTTCAGCTTTTTTATCCTCTTCAGAAGGTTCAAGTTCTGCAATTGCAGCCTGATCCTCTTTGTATTTAACTTGAAGTTCAGCCATTTTTTCTTTATAAGATGCAACCTTTTTTGGATTATCTTCTAATCCCGTTGCTCTTTTAATAGATGCAATTTGACCTGCAATTTTTTCACTACTTAGGGCCTTTTTAACCAATTCTCCCTTTGCACCATATTTGTCATCAACCATTTTTTGAAGTTCTCCGGCCTGGTCTCTAGCAATTCCTGCTTTAGCACTAATTTTTGCCTTTTGGTCTTTATCCGGAGCATCTGAAGCGGCAGCTTCCATGTCAGTAACATTTAATTTAATTTTGTTAATCTTTTGTTGCGCCTTTCTGGCCTTTGGCATCCACCAAATCCATTGCATAACTTTGCTTGGACCTTCTGCATCAGCCTCATTTACTTCATTAAATTCAGGAGAATCAAATTCTTCAGTTAATTCTTTAACAAGAGTGTCTAGTGAGTTTATAATCGTATCGACATCTCCAACTAGGGTTTTGGTAGGTGTTGCAACCTCTTCAAGTATACTTGTATACCAATTTTCAAATTTGTTCATAATTTTAATGTATTTTGTTTGATAGATTATATATCACAAAAAAAGGGAACTGATTTCTCAGTTCCCTTTAAGTATCTTTAGAACGTAGGTTCTAAAGTAAAATATTAAGCTAAAGTTAATAAGTTAGTCCATTGTGCAACAGCTGGTGAAGCAGTGATTGGTTTAACATTAAATTCAACATATTGAGTTTCAGGGTGGAATCCTGCATCAACTAGAGCGAATCTAGATTTAACAGCTACTTTAGGAGCCATAGTTCCTTCAGCAATTGCTTGAACTGATTCAGCCATTAAGTAAGGCATAAATACGATACCAGGTCCGTTTCCGTCTCCTTTTCTACCAACTGCGATTGAATAATCAGCCCAGTCCATTGTAGGGTCAGTATAGATGTTAATTCCAGCTACAGATCCTAATGGGTAGATAGCTCCAGCAGCTTGTGCGAAAGTATTTGCCATTGGGTTTGCAACGAAACCAGCGATTGATTGTAAAACTGTAGCAGTTTGTGGTCCACATACTGCGAAGTTACCAGCACCTCTTCTACCTCTGTTAGCAATTAAGTTAGCAGAAGCTAAGATTTGAGAAAGAATTCTTCTGTGAACAGAAGGTAAAGTTTCACCACCTGTTAAAGATGAAGCAGCAGGTAAGCTTAAGTCAAATGCATCAGCGCTGAAAGCTCTAGTAACGTTAAGAGTACCTAAAGTTCTGATTCTTCCTAAGATGTATTGGTTAATACCTTGAGTTAATTCATTAGTTAAAACAGCTTCAACTTGAGCAACAGCATCAACTCCGAATTGTTTTAAATCTTGAACTTGCTCTCTTGTAACGGCAGCAGCAACTTGGAAAGTTTCAGCTGAAACGCTTTTAGAGAATAAAGATAGACCCATAACTTTGTCTGGAGTTTGTTCTCCACCTTCTCTTGTAAATGGAGTACCAGATGCAGTAGAAGCAGCGAATCCTTTAACGTGATCCTCTAAAGCTTTTACTAATTGTACATCTAAGATAGTACCGGTAGTATCAGGAGATAATACAGCATTTACAGCTAATAGTAAATCGGCAGCAACGTTAGCAGCAACTGGGTTACCATTTACTTTAAAGATTGAATAACCATCGATACGAGATTTTCCAATGTAAGTATAAGTTGTAGATGTTGCAACTGCAGGAGAACCAGCAGTAGCAGCTGCTAAATCAGAAGTACCAGCAACTGGGTTAGCTTTAACATAAGTTGGAGCAGTAGTTCCACCTAATTTACCACCTTCGTAAACAAAGTCTAAGTAAGATAATAATCCCATTGGACCAGCCATAGGAACTACTGGTACTAAGTCAAGACCGATAGTTTGAGCAGCAACTTGCATTGCTAAAGGAAGTAAAGAAGGAGATTTGTCTCCAGAACCTTTTGTAGTAGACATACCATTTGTAAAGGTATTTCCAGGTAAAGCTGTAGCACCCATACCAAAGATGTTACCAGCAGTACCTAAGCTCATTTGAGAAGCATCTTCATATAATTTGTGGTTGTGACAGTATTCTGACATCCAAGCTAATTTGCTTGCATCGTTGATACCTGTCGCAGATTCGATAATCGGAGCCCACGTTGCTCTGATTTCTGCTTCATTAATTAAATTTGCCATTTGTAAATTTATTTTTTTTTAATGGTTTTATGTTTTCGTATATTACGAGTTTTCGATATTATTTCAGTTTTTTGCTTCTTAACTGAGCATCGAATATGTTTTAATAAGTATTATATATCTTTGTTTTTTTGGTTTTTTTAAAAAAACCAAAAAATAATATTATCTATTGAATCTTTTTGCAATTTCAGCACCTAATTGGGTAGCATCATAACCTAAAGTTTGAACATCTTCAACTGTTGATTCATTTACCATAGCGATTTTTTCCATTACTGGAGCAACTTCTCTAAGGTCTCTAGTTTGCCAAAAGTTTGCAACTTGGTAAGCTGTTTCTAATTTATGATATTTAGACTGCGCGATGATTTGGTTTTTCTTACCTTCAGAACATTTAGCCCAAGTATCATGGTATTCAGTTGGCATTAATTTAATAACTGTAGGTGAATTATTAGTTTCTACAACTCCACTTAATGAAGTATTCCATAGGGCCAAGATTTGTCCTTCAGTTAGGTAACCTCTACCTTCGACTGCACTTACAACTTTAGTTTTATCTTCAGTAGATAGGGCGTTAAATTCGGTTACTTTCTCTTCAGAGATAAATTTAAAGAATGTTGGATTGTCTTCTTTTTTAGCATTTACTTTTTCAACTAGGGCTTCTAATTTAGAAGTGATTGAATTTTTGTAAGCTTCCATCTGGTCAACTTGTTTTCCAGCAGCGTCTCCTTTACCGGCAAGTTCTAAGTCCTTTTCTACATCTTCTGGTTTTGATTTAATTACATTACCGTCAGCATCAATTACATCTACAGTAACATCTTTAGTAGCTTTTTTGATATCTTCAGCTGGTAAACCTGCTGCAGTTCCGTCGTTTGCTTCTTTAATTTCTTCACCAGCAGCATCTCCACTACCAGCAAGTTTTACATCTTTAGCAACGTCTTCTGGTTTTCCAGTGATTACATTACCGTCAGCATCTACGACATCAGGAGAAACATCTTCTGTTTCATCTTTAAGGTCTTCAGCTGGAATTCCTGCTTCGTCTTCTAATAATAGGTTAGTGTTAACAGTTTCTGCAACGTACTCAGCATACTCAGTTACTTTTTCTAAGTTCTCTCTTAAATATTCAGTATATTTAATTAAATTCTCGTAAGAAGTAGAACCTTCATTGTAAGATTCAGCTAAATAGTTAGTGTAATTTTTGATAGCATCAACGCTTTCAGCAATATGCTCTGAGTATTGAATACCTTGATCCAATTTCTCTGCAAGTGTTTCTGAGTATTGAATACCTTGGTCTGCTTTTTCAGCAATGTGTTCTGAATATTTGATTGATTCATCTAATTTCTTAGCTAAATAATCAGTATATTCTTTAAGGGTTCCTAATTGAGAACTAGTAGACTCTGATTCTGTTAAAGAATTCATACCTTCTTTAATAGATTTAATTTCTTCAGAAAGATATTTAGAGTATTTATTAAAATCCTCAACCGTAATAAATTTAGACTCTGCCATTTTTGTTTCGTTTATATTTTCGATTGGTTGTTGTTCGTTTTCTTTATTTATCTCGTAAATAAATAGGTCATTTCCTTCATTAAGAAACCCATAAGCTTCATTAACTCTTTTCAATTCAGCGTTTTCAAACCCAGGGTCTGCCACTAAATCATAAGTAAATAATTGTTTAATTTTTACAGTTCCATTAGATTCAACTGCACCAGCTGCTCTACTTGAAATTTGTAATGGAACACCAGCATCTACAAGGGCTTTTGCCTGTCTTCCAGCATCAGTATCTAATAATCTTATACGTCCTTTAACCTGCTTAGTTTCTGTGTCATAAGTAAGTTCTTCAATAATATGTGATACATTTTTTAAAGAAACATCAAATGTTTGCGGGTGATCTAATTCACCTAATAACTTAGATGATTTAATTTTTGCCTGTAGAGCCTCAATTTGCGGTAAGTATTCAGATTCAGTATAGATTCGGTTATTACGATTTTTCTTATCGATTTCTCCAAAGATACCCTCTAGAACATAGGTCCCACCTTCTTGTTTAAACTCTAACTCTGTAGACGATCTTTCTAGGATCAGTAAGTTTTTAGTCATAATTATTATTTTATTATATTTCTATTATATATCCAGTTAATTTTTGAAGATTTTTAAAAATTAAATGTCTGCCAATGGATCCTTTTCCTCGCCACCTTCTCCGCCTTCTGCATCTTTTTCGGCATCCTTCTCTTTTTGAGCAACTTCCTCTTGGTAGTCATTAAAAAATTTAACAAGGGTAAACATATCCTCTTCGGTAAACGCTGTATTTCCGTATTCTTTATAGAAATATTCTTTAAATTCCTTTTCACTTTTAGAGGATAATATAGTCCCTAGGATTTCAGTGGATTTAATTTCTTTTCCTGAGTCAAGTGTGACATCGTCAACTACTACTTTTGAATCTTCACCTGCATCGATTGCATCTTCTTGAAGTGAGCTTGTAAATTCCTCAAATGTTTTAATTATTTTCATTTTATTTATATTTTTATTTAATTACATTCCCATTGCCATTGGATCTTCAGGTTCCGGTTCGGCAGCTTTTGCAGCAGCAGTTCTGGCTTTATATGCATCATTAGCTGCTTTATCATCTGGAGAGAGTTTAAGGTATCTATCAACTAAGAAGTCCATATCAAAATATGGAGTTTCTTCCATAGTTACAGGATCTGTTTTAACCAGTGAATCTTTCATTGTAGTAATAAAATCAAGTCTCTTTTGCATGATTTCCATTGTCTTTAATTCAGAGAACATATTATCCTCGTTAAATCTTAGAGCAATTTGGGTTCTAAATCCTGCATCCTCTTTAAATTCTGGAAATTTAAGACACATTTGAATCCATAGGGGTTTAATCAATATCTCTTGGAATGAGCTACGTAAACGATTAATAAATTTACTAAATTTAATCTCGTCTCTAATCATACCATCTGCAGCTAGATTGAAATCTCCTCCGCCATCTTCATACATGAATCTATTGTAAGGAATTTTTGAAACTGATTTAAGTTTATCTGAGAAGTATTTTAATGATTCAGTGTCGCTAAGCTCTGGACCTTCTCCACCCAAGGTTTCAATCTCTGGTTGTTCTCCGTCCTTGCTAGGTAACCAATATTCTTTATTAAATTGTAACATTGGTTTACCATTAGTTGTAAGGGATGCACTGTCCCAATCAAAATCTACAACTTCTTTATAGTTATTCATCAGTTGAGCAAGGGATTGTTTTGCTCTTGTTTTAGATTTACCACCGACTGGTATAATAAATTTCATTCTATAAGATGAATTGGTCACAGCCCAAATAACCCGGGTATGTTCCATAATTCTCATTAAGTTGAATGCTCTTACAAGTCTCTCAAGGTAAGAAACCCTTGATGCTGTAGTAATCGAAGAGTATGATATGTACACAATCTGTGAATCATACAATTTTCTCTGCTTAACTGGATCGTCTTTAAACTGAATCCAAACTTTTTTACCATCTTCGTGGTTATATCCTGGAACCAATGTGATTGGATCAATTTCTTTAAATCCAATAACTTCTGACATTTCAGGATTATAAATAATCTCAAATGATAGATAACCATCAATTAACCATTTTCTAAAGAAGTACCATGCTGATTGGTCTAGGTTAAATCCAAAGTATTGATACAGGTCTCTATATGCTTTATTAAGATATTTTTGTACATCTTCAGAAACTTCCATTCCAATAATCTCGGGATTGGCCATGAAGTTTTTGCTATCGTATACAATTGACTCATCGCAAAGTATATCCAGGATGTCTTCAATTTCATCATGCTGCGCAAAAGCCCGCAGTTCATCTCTTTTACCACGATATGCTTGGTCAAAGAATGGAATATTTTTACGCATTGTAGTATCAGCCATCGAAAGGGCTGCAAATGCGCCATACATATCATCACTATCCAGACCTGTTGGGTTCATTTGGCCGTAACCAATTGCATCTTCTACTGGGCCTATTGCTTGAGATTGTCTAAGCACCAAATCATCATAGTACATACCAAAAGAAGATAACTTCTTAAGCGTATTACTTAGGTTAAACGGGGCTTTAGTCAATGGACCATTTCTTTGTACAAATCCTGCCATTATATTATTATATTAATTTAAGTTATATATTCTTTTTTAAATAGTCATTAAACATTAATCTGACCTTCAGTACATTTGTTTTATTAAAGTCCATAAAATCACATAGTGCTATTTCTGGCCATTTTGAATAACTAACAACTGCTTGGTCCTTCTTTCTTGAAGGTATATATTGTCTTAGGGCAAAATCATATCCATCCTTTTCAAGGTATGCCCTAATTCCTTCATAAGTTATTCGGAGAGGTTTTTCTTTAATTGCATCAATTCCACTTGGTGTTTCAATTCCTAGAATTTCTGAAATTATGTCTGTTTCTTGTACATCTACCTTTATATTCATACGGGTAAATAGTTCATCCAATAACTTTTCTTTGTAAGGAACTGGCAGCAGGTTTAAATTAATTCCAAAGTCATTATTATTAACCTGTTCTATTGCTAACACTACTGGATTTTGGTCAAACCAAGGGAGCTCTTTTGCATATTTTGGAAAGTATTTAAAAACATAAATCTTTCCGGGTTGAAACCTTGTTCGGGTTATTTTAGCCTCATTTTGGCTTTTAGATTTAATTCCAGCCTCGTACCAATCCATACATGCTCGAGAGGCTCTTATTTTACCTCCAAATTCTTTGCTAAGTTCGGCTATTCTTTGTTTAATGTAACCCATTTTTAATTGTATCTTCTGTTAGAACAATAAATCGCCAACAGCGACTTTCCGCATATTCTTTAGCAGCATTATATTTATCCATATTTTTTATGTACTGTTCGGTAAGAAATTTATAGGATGCAACGCTTTTTTTGGTTGGATTTGCAGGAGGGGTTGGTTTTTGTATTTGATTTTTTGGCTTAATTTCGGCAAGAAACTCTTCAGTTGAGCCGTCCTGTTTAAGTATTTTAAAGTAAAAGTCTGGGTTATATGTTCTCTGCTTGTTTCCCTGGCGTGACCAATATTTAATTTCAACAGGTTCACTGGACCAACAAAGGACTTTGTCATTAATATCACACCAAATCATAAACTTATATTCCCAAGAACTTCTGTAAATAATAGGCGATGAACCTATATATTTTTGAGGGTTCTTGGGATTAAAATATCCTTGATTAAATCCGGATTTTTTGGTTGGTTTTAAATTCTTTATTGACATTAAATAGAATAGATCCCGCCACTATCATCATCTCCTGATGTTCTACTCATAGAGATAGTACCTTTGTATTTTTGTGGATGAATTTTATTCCAACCTTTGGCATATCCTCGTTTGGCAATTTCTGTAAAATAGGCAAAAGCATTTGGATAGACTGGGTTAAATCCTCTCCAATATTTTAAGAGGTCTAACATTGCAAATTGGAGGCAATCATCCCGGTCGTCTTTGTTAACATAAGACATTCTGTTAATTGCGCGTTCTGCTAATAGGATTAACATTTTTTCTGCAGTTGGTGTCAGTTTATCCATATTTTTGGATTCACTCATTGCATCATGTAAGTCCTTATTGTTTAAATAGTTTTTAGTTTTAGCCATTTTTATTTCTTTAGTTTAGATTTATATAACGAAGTGTTGATTCTGTTTCAATTCCAGGCTAAACACCAAAGGGAACGATTAACGTTCCCTTTAATATTAATTTAAAAACTATGTAGATTATGCATCTAGTGCAGCAATCTTGTCTTCCCATGACTGGATTTCTCCATTGATTAAAGACTCAGCCTCTTTAATAGACTCATCGTTTCTATCAGCATTTGCCAATAGCCCTTTTTGGTCTTTTAGGAAAGAAATCATCGATTCGTAAGTTTGTAGTTTTTCCTCTTTAATTGCAAGTTCAGCAGATTGTCCTTCAACCATCTCTTTTAAGAAAAGAAGCGCAGATTCTCCAGTCTCTTTAGTAACATATTCGGCAGCTTCATTAGCGTTAGCTGCTTTAAAGAATTTTGCAATTTTATTTGCCTTGTTAAAACGTGCAACGTAAACATCCTCGTTTAATTTAAAAAGATTTACAGTTACTTCATTTCCTTCGAATGTTGCAGCAAAATCAAGAGTTACAAAATTTTCTAGTAGTGTAGGAAGAGATTCAAATAATTCAGCAATTGGTTTTTCAGCATATCTGATATGTCCAGCTGCCATAATGTGGTTTGAAAATGAATTTCCTAAAATTTCTGAATTGTTGTGTTGAAAAACTCCTTCAGCTAAATTGTAGATAAATTTGCTTGGTCCATGGAACCATCTTACAGAATCTTCTGTAAATTGAAAAGATTCGAATGCATTAATTGCATTAATTAGGGTTGAATTTTGGGTTCCTTCAACTTCTTTAATTTCAGTTTCATTCATTTCAAAAAGTCTTCCGCTTACATAAAACTGGAAAGATTCATCTAATTTAACAAATGGTGCAAGAATATTAGTTGTCATATTGTTTATTATTTTATTTTATTTATATATCTCTTTATTAAAATGTTTTTTGTTTATTAGTTATCCTGCGCCTAGAGCACTTTGGTTTCGGACCTTTCCTCCAGCAATCCAGTTAGCGGCATTAGTTAAAGTGCTATTTGGACCGGAATAGAATGTATCAAAGTTTTCAGCAGTAACATTCGTTACGGTTATCCAATCGCAAATAACAAGACCCTCTGGAAATTTAAGCAGTGTAGCGACTCCAGTTGTACCGGATCTTGCTATTGCTATTGAATTGTCCGGGCTTCCTTTTACATCAAAGTGTCCAACTTGCTGAGTTGTTCCCGTTCCTAGTATTAAAGAATGAGCGACTGTTCCCAAATCTCTTAAATTTGTAAAAAAATTGCTTCCGGTGATAGTATTATTATTAGGGGATATTCCTCTATCAAATATTAATTCATAATAAAACCAACCGCCTCCTGCGAATGTAATATTCGTAGTAGCAGGATTTGTTATTTTTATAATACCTAAAACTTGTATAGAACTTGCAGTAGTAGGTGCAGACCATACCGTACCAGTACCTGTTAGAGTTACTATAGTATTAGCTGAAAAATTAATAATGCATTCTGCTGTACTTCCGATGAATGATGTACATTGAATAGAAACTGGACCTGTAACTGTTTGAAATATACCAGGGACTGTAATTGCTCCAGTACATATTAAATTTCCTGTGTATTGAGTATAGCTCCCGGAAGAGGATATTGATGTTAGATTGATATTACCGGAAGAAGACATTACAAAAGTTCCATCAATGGATAAGGTAAGTGTAGTCGCGGTGAAATTACCAGACATTACACCAAGTGATCCATCTGTAACTGTCACAGATGAAGTACTAGAAAAATCATTAGTTACATTGGCGGTGGTCGCGGATGTTATTGATATAGGCGCAGTTAGACTTTTTCCATATAACGATATATTGCTACTCCCAACATTAAATACAATAGTAGGAGTAGCGGTGACTGTCATATTAAGATTAGTACCTAAATTTAAGTCATTTTGGATGTTTAATGTCATTGCTCCATTATTCCATACCGCATTAGATGTATTTGCAAATACTAAACTTGTTATAGTAGCACTGGCTCCGGTTATCGATATATTAGCGCCTCCAGTGTTAGTTACATTTATAATTGGAAGACACGTTGACCCTGGTGCTATTGATATAGAGCCTGAGCCCGAGCCACCTAAATAAATTGGAATATTTGTAGTATAAGGAAACTGGGTATTACATAAAAGAGATTTTACGGCACTAGTACTATCTATTATGTGTATTGCGTCGGGTCCTGCAGATAAAATTACACCAGTACCGTGTGTATATAATGCACCGGTTCCTGTTAAATATAATTTTGGTGCATATATATTTTTTGGTGCAGCACCTCCAGTGGTTGTAAGAGTTCCTGTGTAAAGGTCTCCTGTGTTATTTCCAAAATCACCTTCAGTTAGAGTAGTTACACCGGTACATACGTATGAATTACTACCTGTGCTGATATAACCATTTGTTATAGTCACTGCTGAAAATACGGTAGTATTAGAATATGTATTAAGTGTAGATACGCCAGTAAGAGTGGTTAGGCCTATTACGTTAACACTACTATTGAGATCCAATTGACCTCCGCCACTTATAGTTAATGTCCCATTTATAGTTAATGGCCCATTATTAATGTAAGAAAATCCTGATGCACCCACATTTCCGGTACATACATGACTATTCGAACCTAAATTGACAGTGCCATCCATCAATGTTAAACTACCAATAGAAAAAGTAGAACCTGTAGTATAAATAGTACCGTCACTTAAAATAGAAAGAAGCCCGGTAGTCAAAAATTCTTTTGTATATAGTTTTCCACTATTTTGAACAATTACGGGTATATTACTATTAAAATTGTCTAATATATCTACCTGTACTCCATCTACTATTATAGATCCAGTGTATAGAGTTTCCCCGGCCAATGTAATACTTGCTGCCGTATTAAATAATAATGTAGGAGTTGTCGTTAAGGTGTTCATCGTAGAAACCATTACAAGATTTCCTTGCATTGTTATTGTCTGCGCGGCTGTATTGGTCCATGTAACATTAGTACCGGTTGAAAATGTTAAGTTAGTAAAAGTTCCTGTTTGGAAAGATATAACAGCACCTCCTGTATTTTGAACATACACATTTGGAACAAAGGCAGTCCCACCTCCGAATGTTATTGCACCTGATAATGTACCTTGTAAATATACATTAGTTGAACCAAATGTATCTGTGAATGTTAAAGTTCTTGATGTTATTGAATTATTAGTTACATAAATATTTTGTATAACAGTAGACAACCCAGTTGCTGCTCCTGGAGTAAAAAGTGTACCCGTTCCTGTTAGATATAAATTGGAAAAAGTTGAGATAGATTTAACGCCTGATCCGGAAGTAATAATTGAACCAATATACATTTCTGATGCAGAATTGGAAGTATTAATATTACCACTTGCAAGAGTAAGTATGTTTGTACATATAAGTGTTTGATTATCGGTACTGCCATCATTTTGAATAGTACCCGAATTTAGAGTTATTGAATTAGATGTAAATGTTCCAGAGTATCCGAAGAATCCTTCGCTTGATATTGTAGTTAAACCATTACAAACAACACTTCCAACTGTGTTTGATGTGCAACCAGAATTTATAGTAATAGATGCTGCAGTTAATGTACTACTAAAATTACAAGTATGAGCAATTCCTGATGCGATTAAAGCACCTGTTGTCTGAAACGTACTATCACAATTAAATGAAGTTGGAGAAGCTAGTGGATTTCCATTAAGTGTAACTGCAGCATTGCTATTAAATGCTCCTATTATATTAACTGATTCATTGGTTGTTAAGGTACCAGTAACTAAATTTTTGCCAGCAGTTGTTATATTTACCGCATTAGAAAAAACAAGCGATGGTGTGGTTGTGACTGTTATGCCACCTACCATTGTAAACAAAGATCCGATAGATGTTATTATGACTGCACTGTTTGACCAATTGACATTTGATGAGGCTGAAAATATTAAATTTTTAATAGTTCCTGCGGTAGAAATATTGAATATTGCATTACCAGTATTTGATACTAATAAATTTGGTTGAAATGTTGTACCAGGTATGAATGTAATATTTCCAGCACCAGCTCCACCTAATTCTAAATTTGTAGAACCAAATTGAGTATCAAATGTAAGTGTTCTATTTGATCCAGTTGTTGCGATAGCATACACGTCGGTAATAGTAGTAGTTAAACCGGTAGCTGCAGTATATAATGTTCCATTTCCTGTTAAATATAAAATGGGAGCCGTTATACTTTTAGCAGAAACTCCTGATGAAGTAATAGAACTTACAGTTAATGTACCTCCGTTTGTGTTAATTGAACCCTGTGTTATTGTAAGTGCGCCTGTTCCCGTTACATTAAATAGTACTGTTCCACTTAATGAAGCTGTTGCACCATTAATAGCCATTGTGCTTGAAGATACAGTATCTCCTGTGATAGTACAAGCACCTCCAATAGTTAGTAAACTTGTAGTATCAATATTTCCAGGAATACTAGTTGTACCATTTAATGAGATAGCGGCGTTACTAGTGATGCCTCCATCAAAGGTTGCATTTGCATTAGTTGTTAATGTTCCAGTTACTAAACTTTTGCCAGCTAAGGTAATTGCTACATTGTTAGAAAAAACTAATGAAGAATGCCCATTAGCACCAAAGGCCAACCCACTTACTAGGGTAAATGTATTTCCTGTTAATGTTAATACTACGCTGAGGGTATTATTCCATGTTACAGGTGTAGTAAATATTAAATTTCCTATAGTTCCAGTAGCTGCAATATTAAAATTAGATGCAAGCCCGCCAGAATTAGTTACCGTTACATTAGGAGTTTTAGCAGTTCCTGGTGTAAAAGTTATATTTCCTGATCCGTCAAGTTCTAAATTTGTAGAACCAAATTGACCGTCAAATATTAAAGATTTTGCAGTAGTTGCTGCATTAGTAACATACATATTACTAATAGACGTGGTTAAACCTGTTGAAGTTGTATTTGTGTATAATGTGCCTGTTCCTGTTAAATACAAATTAGCTGCTATAATACTTTTAGCTCCTGTACCTGTTTGAGTTATTGAACTTGCCTGTAATGAAGCTCCTCCGGTATTAATTGAGCCTAATGTTATTGTAAGTATACCATTACATACTAAATTACCGGCAACACCGGTAGTTCCGGTAAATGAACCACTTGTTATAGTTATTGAACCAGATGTAAATGTTCCGGCATATGAAATTGTGCTTCCACCCGTTAGTGTAGTTAAACCATTGCATGTAACCGCTGAACTTGCTACTGTATTTAAAGATGCAGTAGCTCCTGAAATAGTCAATACACCTGCAGATATTATACTTCCTGAAAGATTACTTGTACCACCAATAGTTAAAGTACCTGTTGTACTAACATCATCGCTAGTATTTACTGTACTATTAAATGTTATATTTGCATTACTAGACAATACTCCTACTATAGTTGTTGTTGTTGATGTATTGGTAGTTAATGTTCCTGTTACTAAACTTTTACCCGCAGTTGTTATTGTTGCATTGGCAGAAAAAACAAGATTTGGAGTTCCTAGAGCACCGATAGTTACTCCACTTACAAGTGTTAGATTTCCAGATATTGTTGTAGTGATTGCAGCATTTGACCATGTTATAGGTTGAGTAAATACCAGTGATTTAATGGTGGTAGTTGCTGTTATATTAAAAATATAGTCGGTTCCTCCTGTGTTAGTAACAGTTACCGCAGGTTGTTTAGTAGTACCTAATGCTATTGATATATTCCCTGAACCACCAAGTTCTAGGTTTGTAGAACCAAACTGGGTATTAAATAATAAAGTTTTTGCAGTAGTTGTCCCATTATCAACATAAATATTGGTGATTGATGTTGTTAAACCTGTTGAACTAGTACCTAAAGTATATAGTGCACCTGTTCCCTTTAGGTATAAGTTGGTACAGTTAAAGGTTTTGCTAGCACTTGTACCAGTTGATGTGAATCTTCCAAATTCAGCAGCAGCATCTGTTGCAATTATAGCACCCGCAGTTTGTGTTACTAATGCACCTAAACCACCAGTAGCAGTTGCAGATGTTCTAAATATATCTTTAAAAGTAAAGGTAGCTGCAGTATTATTAAATATAACTGGACCTTGAAATGTCTTGCCATTACAATAAATCCACCCTCCTGTTCCAGTACCTCCAAATGTAACAGTTCCAGAAAAAGATACAGTCATTCCAGAACCCCATGCAAAAAGTGGAGTGTTAGCAGAAAGACCTCTACCCGTTGTATTAGTTACATTAAGTCCAACTGTGCTTCCTGCTAATGTTCCTGTAAAACCTGTAAAGTTTATACTATTACATACCGCCGCAGTTGTAACTATTGTTACAGTAGCGCTAGTAGTAGATGCAGAATCAAAAATAACATCATCAGCAGACGTAGGTAAACCGGCATTAACACCTCCTCCTGTTGGTCCACCTGATGTTGTCCACCAGTTTGTTGTAGTTGACCAGTTATCATTTGAATTTGCTGCTTTATACCAATACTTAACGGCCATTTAAACTTTGTTTTATTGCGGAGTTTCTTCAGTTGGAGTTGATGGTTGTGAAATTTCTACTACAGGATCTGTTGTAGTATCTTCGACCAATCCTAATTGTTGAAGCACGTAGTCTTTTACTATAGTGTCATCTGTTCCCCATGCAGAAACTACTTCTGTCGGAAGAGTCATTGTTCCTTCTTTAATTAGTGTTTCTCCACTTACTTGCCAAATTATCTCTATAGAAGATGGAAATAGTGGAAAAGAGTTAACTCTAATTTCTAAATTGTTAACTGTTCCTAATAATGGAAGCTGTACTGATTGTGTTGCTTGTATTTTCATTTTATTTGTAGAATATGTTTATTATTAAATCACCTGCTGAAACTCCTCCAGCGGCAGCGTCATCCGATGCCGTTGTAGTTGCTATGTAAATTCCATTTGAAAAATCTATTCCTGCTGGAAATGGGCAGTTAGCTGCGGATAATGCAGGAATTGTAATAGTAAGATACGGCGCTGTAAGAAGAGTTGGTGCAACTGCTACATTAAAAAAACGTAAAGTTCTTGCAGATCCATTTGAATTGTAAATGTACCACCCTGTTATCTTTGCCTGGCCTGCTGGAGTTTTTACTTGAGTAATGTTCTGTCCCGATGCAGACACAAGTCTAAATACAGAGGCTCCTCCTGTAGTTGCTTCTGCTATAGAAAATGGAGGTGTAACGTCATTAGCAAGAACAACGGGAGCTGATGCTGATGCTGTTGTTCTTCCGTTTGGATTATTAGGATTGTATGCCATATTGTTTTATTTTTATATTATGAACCAGTTTAATTGGTCGCTGACAAGAGTTAGCGCAGTGTATTGTACCCGCAGAGGTGCTGTTAAACTTCCATCTATTGTTTCAGATCCTGTTGTTTTAATTGTTACTGTACCTGTTCCTGTATTTTTGATATAGTAGTTATTTGTATTTCCCACGGCTGTTGGAAGAGTGATATCAATAGTTCCTGATGCAAGATATGTGTATTCAGTGCTAGCATTACTTCCGGCGATTGTATTACTGCTTATTACGTTTATTGATTTAATACTTCCACCTGCACCTGAACCTGTACCAGCAGGTCCTTGAGGTCCTTGAGGTCCATTTCCTTGAGTTCCTTGAGTTCCTTGAGTTCCTTGGTCTCCTTGAGGTCCTTGGTCTCCTTGAGGTCCTTGAGGTCCTTGGTCTCCTTGAGTTCCTTGAGGTCCTTGGTCTCCTTGAGGTCCTTGGTCTCCTTGAGGTCCTTGGTCTCCTTGAGGTCCTTGGTCTCCTTGAGGTCCTTGGTCTCCTTGAGTTCCTTGGTCTCCTTGAGTTCCTTGGTCTCCTTGAGTTCCTTGGTCTCCTTGAGTTCCTTGGTCTCCTTGAGGTCCTTGGTCTCCTTGAGGTCCTTGAGGTCCTTGAGGTCCTTGGTCTCCTTGAGGTCCTCGGTCTCCAATATCTCCTGTTCTTTGAAATGTAATATATGTTCTTTGATCAGGAGGTACAGTTCCAGCAATAGGGCTAGAAATAAATGCAATTGGAACATTAAAATGATCTGAATGTTCTGTATGAGAGCCGGTGATATTAAAAAATGCATAAAGCAGTGGGTCAGAATATGAGGTTAGTTTAAATGAACCTTTGATCTGAGAAGATGAGTCATCAATTGTATGTATGAATGATTGAATATTTACGGAGTTAGCATCTAAATATGAAATGTACATTTCAGTACCAAATTCATTAATTCTTATGTGTCCAGAAGTAAGATTTACAGGATCCGTTGTATCATTGTCATAGAAGAACTCAAATGTTGCACCACCAAAATTTCCTGTTGTGCCTTTTTCTCCTTGAGTTCCTTGAGTTCCTTGAGTTCCTTGGTCTCCTTGAGTTCCTTGGTCTCCTTGAGTTCCTTGGTCTCCTTGAGTTCCTTGGTCTCCTTGAGTTCCTTGGTCTCCTTGAGTTCCTTGGTCTCCTTGAGTTCCTTGGTCTCCTTGGTCTCCTTGGTCTCCTTGGTCTCCTTGGTCTCCTCTCGGAGATATAAGAGCCCAGTCCACTCCAGTATATTCCGGATTAAAAGAAGAATAAACGCCGGTTGCTGTATAGTAAAGAGATCCGTTAAATGTAACCAAGTCTCCAGCAATATAATCAATCCCATTTACCCATTCACCTCTAAAAATCCAAAGTGGAGTGGTACCTTGCGTTCCTTGGTCTCCTTGAGTACCTTGTATTCCTTGGTCTCCCTGAGTACCTTGTATTCCTTGGTCTCCCTGAGTACCTTGGTCTCCTTGTATTCCTTGGTCTCCTTGTATTCCTTGGTCTCCTTTAATACCCTGAAGTCCTTGATCTCCTTGAGTACCCTGAAGTCCTTGATCTCCTTGAGTACCTTGGTCTCCTTTAATACCCTGAAGTCCTTGATCTCCTTTAATACCCTGAATACCCTGATATCCTTGAGGTCCTATAGGACCTTGGCGTCCTTGAGGTCCTCTGTCTCCTGCAGGACCTATAGGTCCCTGAGATCCAAATAGTGAACTACCATTTGTTGGTGGTATTGATGGCACTTGTATAATTTCTCCAAGAAATGGACCGGAATCGATTTGAGTAACATCTGTCGAATTTATAATGTTATTTATTGTAAACATTCTATTTCCAGCAAACATTTCAGTAGAACGTTGATTTGTTCCGAAACGATCTGTATTTGTTCCGAAACTTTCTTCATTTCCTAGATGGAATGAAGGTATAAATGAATTAACTTCAATTGGAAAGGTTATTTTAAATCGGTCCTTATCATCATATTTGAATCCAACGGGTCTTTCAAGATTATAATCGTCCGGTAGGGCATAATAAGATGCAATTCTATAATTACCCTCTTCTAAATGTCCAACTTCAACATTAAAATAGTTGGATTTGTACATTCTTTTAATTATTGCCTCAGTTATTTTAAAAGAATCAAGAGTTGAAGATACTAGTATTTCAACATTAAAACTGATAGTTATTGGAATCATGTCAAATTCGGCAACATAAGATTCAATAATTCCCTCAGAATTCATTTTAGTATAGTTACCGGAGATTCTTTTATTAACTAGTTTTCCAGAATCAATAGCAAGTCCATCAAAGTTTACAAGTCCTCTTGGTACAACATCGTAGTTTGCATCGGCATGTTCTTTATCTGGAGTACAATTTGGACCGGATGCTGTAGAAAATAAGAAATTATCTCTTAGGAACTGGTCATCCCCTGTTATTGAGTAGTAAAATGGAACGTCCACTACTACTCTCTCTTCATTGGTTATTTGTCGATGAAAATACAATTTAGTATTCAAATCGGCTAAAAATCCTATAATAATGTGTCTAACTACACTATCGTCAGAGTTAAACTTCTGGTTATAATTTGCCATTCAATATATATCTTATTCTATTAGCTCAATATTAAATTTAGAGAATCCATTTTCTCTGTAGATTTGAATCTTTTTGTCAAAGATTTCGTGGGGCAAGGGTGTGTGGTTGATAACAAAACAGTTAATTTTGCTCTCCTTGATTACTCCACTCAAAATTTTTAGGATATTGTGAATTCCATCCTGATCGACAGAACTTAATAACTCATCTAAGAATAGTAAATTTAATTGTGGAAATCTTAACTTTAGGATTTTAATAATTGCAATAATAATTATAAAGTCGGCTTTCTTTCGTTCTCCTGTTGAAAGGGTCATTGGGTTTATTTCCTCTCCTAAGTGATTGATAATACAATTGAATTTCTCATCAAACCTGAGGTGGAAGTGAAGGTGCATTGTCTGGGTCATAGCTGCAATGTTTGCATTCAGTCCGGGCAATATTGTCTTGATTGCAAGATTTTTAACTCCATCCTCGCCAAGAACCTCTTCAACCATTTCTAAGAAATTGTAGTCAATTGTTTTAGTATCTTTGAGATTTCCTTTCTCCAACTCTTGGGTTTCAAAGTCAGAGATAATTTGTTCCATGTGAGAAAAATCAGTTGTGCCTTTGATTGATGCGGCAATTGCTAAGAGCTCTGTTTTAAAATTTGCAATGTTAATATTTAAGGAAGATACTTTGTCTCGAACTGCACTATCTTTATCTCTAAGATCGCTGATTTGGGTTTTAATAGTTGACACTTCCCCAGTAACTTCTTGAAGTTGACTTGGAATATCTTTTAGTTCAGATTCAAGTTCATCCTTTCTAGAGTTATGAAATTCTCCAGTAAGCTCATGTTCGCAAGTTGGGCATGAATTATTTTCATACAACTCTAATTTCTTTTTAAGTTCTGCTATTTTAAACTTTAATTCAGTTTCGGTCGACTGATTTGTTTGAAGGTCTAGATTTAAACCTTTAATGCTTGCAGTAATTTTACCTTGAGCCTCTTCTAACTTCTTTTTATTTTCGTCATATTTAACAAGAGAATCTTTAAGATGTTGAATTTTCTGCTTGTCCTTTTCTTGGCTTTCAACCATTAATTGGTCAAGTTTTATTTGAACCGATTTTATGTTCTCATTTATTTGACTCAATTCTCTACCAAATGCATCAATATCACCTTTAAGTGTTCGCCTCTCTTCTTTAAGTGCATTTTGCATTTCATTTAAGATAGAGAATCCAAACATTTTATCAATGATCTGACGTTTGTCACTATTGCTCATTGTTAAAAAAGACTTAAAGTCATTAACCGAGAGAATAATAATGTTTTTAAATACATGGTATGGAATGCCAAAGATTTCCTCTTCAAGATATTCTTGTACTGAACGTTTTCCTGCCTTGTCAAATTCAATTCCATTAAGGAGTACTTTGAAAATTCCAGGAGCCAGACCGCGCTCAATAACAACGGTTGTACTTTTACATTGTAAGGTTATTTGGACCCAAAGTTCTTTATTAATTCGGTTTGGAAGGTCAGACATTTTAACACCTTCAACTTTCCCGTAAAGCGCAAAAACTATCGCGTTAGCAATAGTTGTTTTGCCTTCGCCATTTTTACCCAATGTTAAAAATAGCTCAGATTTATCATCTTCGAATTTTATCGTTTGAACTTGATTGCCGTAGGATGCAAAGTTTTTTAGTTCAATACTTTGTATTTTCATATTTAATCCATTTGATTATTATATGCGTAAAAATCGTGAAGTTTCTTTAAACGATCCTTGATTTGTGTTTTAACATCTTCGGCATGTCCAGTATTATCGACATAGATATTACAAAGATGTAAGATATTATAATTTTTGTATAGGTCCTCAATTTGGTCCATGTCGTATGAATCCTCGTCTAAGAATGTGTCCTGTTCGTAGATATTGGGGTCAATTTTTCTACTTATTGTTTGTACTTTATTAATTAGTCTTGAAAGAGCAGATGTTGTTGCAATATTTGATGGGACATAAAGGTCTACAAAATTATTTCTAATGGCATCTTTAAATTCTCCAAGAGGTGTATTATAAAGATTGGTTAGATTAAATTTAACAAACTTTGGTGATATTGTATTCTCAAAGAAGGTCTCCTGCATGTCTTCTAAATTAACCAGATCAAATCCTTTAGTGTTGTCCATATCAGATCGGGTCAATTCATAAGGCGTACCAACCATTCTCAGTTGTCCGCGTCTCTGTCTATAATGAATATGTCCTGAATAAACTGCAGTAAATCGGTCATAAGTAGTTGAATCGGTTCCGTGGTGATTGTCAACCTTCTTATTTAATTTAATACCTCGAACTTCTGAATGGCAAAATACAATTTCAGCGTTTGGGAATGCATCTAAAGTTTCTACTTCATGTTCTACGTCCCGTCTCCATGGCATTAATAGGATTTCTCGTCCACCCCAATTGAATGTTTGGGGTTCTTTGTAGATACTTACATTTGGAATCCATTTAAGTGCATCAATAGAACTTACATCATTGCTCTTTTTTGCCCAGATATCGTGGTTTCCGCAGATTACGTGAGTCGGTAGAATATTTCCAAGTCTTTCAAAAAGATCGATTGCATAATGTAGGACTCTAATGTTTACACTTTGTCTATTATCGAAAGCATCTCCAACTTGAACCAAAATATCTCCATCTTCATAGTTTTCTAATAGAGTCGGAATAAATTGGTTGTCATAAAAATCCTTTTGCATCTCTAACCATTCCAAAGAACTTGAACGGACTCCTAAGTGCATATCACCTAGAATCCAAATTCTTTTTACTGGCTTGTTTAAATTTGCTTGTTGAATCATAGTTAGAATAATCTATTTATATGCTTTTTCTTAAGTACGTTTGTCTTCTTGTCTAATACTTCGATTAGCTCTTCTTTAAATTTGTTTCCTAGTGACTGGTAGAATTTGGTTGGATTAACATTAAAGTAATCACATAATTCTGAAAATACTTCTATAATTGAATGGTTTGGTCTGAGCTCGTCTGAAATAAATTCATAGATTTCGTTAATTTCATTCTTTTTTAATTTAACAGTCTCATTAAATTCGTTAATGCTATTGAAGTGTTTAAATCTTGAAGATTCAATTAGTTCATGAATCTTTGTGATTATGATTTGCGTTTCAATTTTGTCCTCTTCGTCTCGATTGTCTAGGTAGCTTGGAGCAATTTCAAAAGAAAATGAACTGTCTAATTCATATTCACTCTCAGTAAATGTATTGTCGAATATTTTATCTCTTTGTGTTCTCATGTTTATAAGTTGTGTATGTTTGAATTTGTAACGTCATCAGTTTCAGTAAGTCTCATGTATTGATAGTTAATATCTAGTCGGCATTTAACACCTTTACCTTCACCATCTCTAATTTTTAAGACTTTAAGCCAGTATTCAAATGATGCTCGCATAATATCATCTTGAATAATTCCAAGCATTAAATCTGCGGTATGCGAAAGTCCTGCGGATTCTGCAACATCTCCCATTCCAATATCACTTGAATTATAATTATTTCGGTTAATCTGTGTTGCAGTAACTATCAACCAATTATTTCTTACTCCCATTGCACGTAAATCTTCAGCAATTTGCTTGATTTTAAGGTACATATTTTCAGAGTTTGGATTTCTATAGTTTGCCAGGATATTTATGTAGTCAATAACAATGGCTCCTAGTTTTATCTTACGTTCCTCTTCGATTTGTTTTAAATAGGCTTCAATATCTGGTACAGTTGCTTGAGAAGTTGGAAATTGTTTTACAAAAAGATTTCCAGGTGGTGTTAAACCATCACCTACATTTTCAAGCTTTCTTTTAATCAGGTCTTTATTTTGGGCTTTGGCGTCATATTCATTCATTGGAATTGTAAGTAGGTTTGCTCCAATTCTTTTAAGAACTTTATGAGCTGCCATTTCCGCAGAAACAAATGCAGTGTTAACTCCCATCTTAACAAAATTTGCGGCGTCATTCGCTAAGAAAATAGACTTACCAATATTTTGTTCTCCAACATAAACTATCAATGAACCATCTTTGTCATAACCGCCAGAAAGTAACCTGTCTAAAAAGTTATATCCTGTCGAAAATTTAGCTCGACCTTCTTGGTAGTGATCGCCAGCATTAAAGAAATCTAGTCCAATATCTGAGTTAAATACAATTGAATTTCGGTCATTGATTAAACTTTTAACTTTTGAGATGATTGAATCTGCATTCTCTGGAGTAACTTCAGTGGTCTTAATATACTCAATAGTGTCTATTAAAGTAGTATCGAATGTTCTCCATTTAATCCAGGCTTCAGCAGTAGAAACTAGCCATTCTTCATCATATTGTGATAGGTCAGTTTTATAAACCAATTCAATAATATTCTCATCAACCTTTCCTTTAAACTTAGGACTTTGAGAAAGGATTTTCATCTGATCCGCCTTTGGAGCTTCATGGAATTTCTCATAGAACTTCGTTGCTAAAAAATGCATTGTGTCTATTTCATCTGAAGTATAAAAGCCTTTATGTATTTTTTCTAAGTACTTTGGTTTTGCCAAAGATAACTTAAAGAATATTTTTTCAAAATCTTGTCCGAATTTCATATATTTTTTTAGATTATAAGCACTTTTGAGGTAAAGTTTCTTATTGGAATGGGTTAATTAATATCTTATAAGATTCTTTTCCATCTTCAGAGTTGGTTTGTTCAATTAAACCAAGTCCAATTGCCTGTTCCAAACCCTTCTCCGCATTTTCAATATTACCACAAGCATGATATGTCATCAATGAATGTTTTGTAAAATTGTTTCGTGGACGGTCTGGTTTTTTCATAGTTTCGACAACATAAACATGTATAATATCAAAGGCATCCGGAAAACTTTCTAGTTGTTCATGGATGCCTAAAATATATTTTATGGGTAGTTTGTCTTCATCTAGTCGATTAAGATTCACTTCCATATTATTCAGTATCTAAGTCCTCGTTTAATAAGTCTCCAATTTCATTATTAAGAGTTTCAGCCGAAGTATTATAATTAAAAATTGGCTTAAGGTGCTCATTAATTTGTTCAAGTACCTCTCTTGTAAATACCTTTTCAGTAAAGAATTCTGCATTAGAAACAGTCTCATCAAGATGTTTACAAATCCATCCTCTTGCAGTTGATTTAGGAGTTTTAACACCTTTCTCAATAGAACCTCTTGTGATTCCACAAATATCCCATGTTGCATATTGTTCTAATCCAACATAAGGATTCATACCTTTAGTAAAGTCAAGGTGGAATTTAATTGGGTGGGGTTTTGCGAAACGATTCTTGTCAGGCTTGGCGGTTACAACGATACCAACTTTTTTATCACCATCCTTTAATTGCGCCTTATTTAACATAAGAACTATTGAAGCGGCGTATTCAGGTCCTGTGTTGTGATTAATCACTCCATTTTCTGAGATGTAATGCTGAGCGTCTTCTACAGTAAGGTCATATACTTTAGTAGATTTTAACTCTGTTACATTCTTTATTTTTAATTTTTCTAATTGCATCTTGTATTAAATTGATTATTTTATTATTATTTTTATAAGCATCGCAACTTATTCTTATTATACCATTAACATCATTTCTTGTTTCTAAACATATTTTATCCTTTATCTCGTCATAGTCTTGTTTATGCCAATACAATCCATCATACTCTATTAGAATTAATGAATCATCATCTTTAAAATAACCATCGTATTTTATTATTCCTTGTTCTAGTTCTTTAGATTTTTTTATATTGACAATGAATTCTATATGTTTAATATTATTAATATGTGTTGAAATGTCTTTAAAAAATGAAATTTCTTCCTTAGAAATACTTCCAAAAAAAGATTTATAAATCTCTGGATTGTTTTTAATAAAATCTGAAGTTTTTTTAGATATTATTTTTTTAATCTCATTATATTCATCATCACTATTCCAAAATTCTCTACATGAATAATTTTTTTCATGGACTTTTTTTATAGCATCTTCCTTTGAGAATCCTTTATTAATCCAATAATCTATAGACCATGTGCTTTGTCTTGAAATTTCTTCTTTGGTATACTTTTCATATCTAAGATTGCTCCTATTTGATTGAATTTCTTTTATTTTAATAATCGCATCATTTTCACTAAATCCTTTTTTTAACCAATGTTCTTTATTTAGAGGACTGTTAATTTTCTGACTTTCGCTTACTTTCTTACTTGCATATTCTATTGAATGTCCCATTGATATCCAATATTCTTTTGATAAAAAAGAGTGTGATTTTCCATTTCTAAATTGTTTAAAAAATAATTGGCATTTAGAATTAAAATCCACCATTCCTTTTATTTTATCGGTATAAACAAAAGAATAAAGTTCTAAAATATACTGTGCATTGTCAGCGTTTAAATCTGGATAGTGTTTAATTAATAGATTTTTAAATTCTATTAAATCCGGATTGATATATTCTTTAAGTACTGGCATTTTTAAGATATTTTTTAAATTAAGGGAGGTGGTATACCACCTCCTATAATATATATCTAGATACTTCGTTATTTTTTACCAAATCTTTAGCAAATATCCAATTTTTATTATCTAGAGGGTCATCATTTACATCTCCTATAAAAAATCTATGGTCTTCCGAGCATTCAATTATGCTACCATCTTCAAACTCTATTTGATATGTTTTTTTATTAAATGTCCAAGTATTTTCTATTTCTTTATCGCCTAGCAATGTTTTAATTAAGTCTCCTTCTTTAATATCTTCTATAGCTTTTAAAGAATCATCTGACATTCTAATTTTAGAACCTGCAATTAAACAACCACCTCCGGCAACTTGACGTGATATAAAGTCTTGTGTTTGGTATGTATGATTTGTAAATAGGAAAGGAATTTTTAGGTCAGCCAATGGCGTCATGATAATTCTAAAGATTGACTTTAACATTTTAGAACGTGTCATATCTGCCTTCTCACTTCCAGTTGCAGCATCATCGATTTCTTTTTGTGTTGCAAGGTTACCGGCACTATCTAAGATAATCATAATCTTTTGAATCTCTCCACCCTTTCTTTTAACCTCTTGCATTTTCTGAGTAATTGAAGTTACTGAAGTTCTAAATGCCTGCACTGTATTTACAGGTTGATAGTTTACTTTAGTTACATCAATACCAAATTTTACCATCTGGTCCTTGTCAACTGCAGCCTCTGAATCATAATAGATTACATAGTAACCCATGTTAATTGCCTCTCGAACTGAATTCAGTGTCAAGAAAGTTTTACCTGTTCCTGATGGTCCAGCAATCGAACAAGACCTGTTGTTTGGCCAGCCGCCGAATAAATCTCCAGAAAGGCATGCATTTAAGTGATAGTTTCCGGTATGAATCCATTCAGTAACTTCAGAGAAGTCTGATTTATCCATAACAGAACCTAATGGGTTTAATCCCGCAAGTTCTGCGTTTAAATCGTCAAATGTAAATCTATTTTTTGCCATTTTTATATTGTTTTGTTTCTTTTTTTCGGAGGTCTTCAAGTTCCTCTATTAGACCTTTGGTCTCGTTTTGTATTATTGACATTTGTTTCATAAGAGATTCTAGTCTAGAATTAATTCTCCTGTACTGATTGACATATTCTTTTTGGTCTTGGGTTAAGTCTTCGATATCTATATCCATATTTAAAATAATGAGGTTGAATAAATTAAGTTTCTATTTAATGTGTGTAAACCAACTGCAGTAAGAACCCGGTTCAATGGGTCTATAACACTCTTTTCAAATTGTGTTTCATAGTCAACTTGAGGAGCGATTTCATAGGGATGAGATCCTGGTTGGTATGCAAATATTTCGCAAGTTCCATGTTTACAGTGGTATAGTTTTAACTTTTCACCATTACCAATCATCTTATATTTGTTCTTGTGCTTTGGATTTTGATTCATTAAGAAATTATAAAAACCAGCAGCTTTAACGTTTGGCGGACATTTTAAACCATATTGAAATTCTACAGTATCATCTACAATATATTTTTCAATATTGTTAGTTCTTTTATTAAAACATATCTCATCAACACTTGCCAGCTGAAATTCTTTTTTACATTGTTTCAAATGGTCTACAAGTCTCTTTAATAGAGAAGCAGTAGGTTTTTCTGAAAGAATCAGTTTAAGTATCTCAGTTAATTGCTTTCTTGCAAGAGCTGGAGTTGAACTTTGAATTGTATCAAATCCGATGGTTTTCACTTTCTTAAGCGAAGGGTAACGTTCTTCGATTCCGATTTTATCTTCCCATGCAATATTCTGCAGGTATTTTTTCTTAGCTAACCAAATTCCAGAGTATGCAATCGTTTCCAATTCAAACTGGAGGAAGTTTTCAGTATTAGTGGCTTCGGCATATTTCTCCATACACTTAAAGATATAATCCTTAAGTCTAAAGTTATACAATTTCATAATGAATTGGTCAATCGATAACTTGTCTCCAAGCCATTCGATAGATTCATACATCTCTTCAAACTGTACATAACAAGAATCGGTATCAATATAGACTACTGAAGGTCGCACCAATTTGCTCTTAACTCCGATGTTAAAAAACTCATGAACTGCCTTGTCTTTAGTCCAGAACTCTTGAAAGTACTTATTTAGTATCTTCTCAGAATATAGAATCGCAGACTGTCCCTGTAAGGTAATAGATTCTGCGATGTCTATATTAAAAAAGTGAAACCATTTATTACCGAATGCACCATAGATTGAGTTAAGCATTACTTTTACTGCTTGCTCATAGGCACCGAACTTTGCTGACAACATAGAATAATGCTCAACCAATATTTTAATTTCATCTTGTGATAACTCACCTTCTGGTTTTAGTATTAATTCTTCGATTGTCATAAATTATTCAGCAGTTTGGCAAGTAGCGATAGTTAGTAATGTTTCTGAATCTTTTGAGCGTAATACTACTCTGTTATCCATAACATTTGCTGAATAATCTTCTTTGTCTAATAGGTTTAAATATTTTTTGAAAAGAGTTACATTTCCAGGATTGGTTCCTTGGAATGAATCAGTCACAAGGTAGTTGTAAGTTTTACCTTTCATTCGGACACCTTCTGCATTAGTTGAGATCGTGAAAGTTTCTTCTTTGTCCAATCCAAAAAGAGAACGAACTTTTGAAGTTGCAGTATAATCCATGTCAAATACATAGTTTGCTGCGTCAATATTAAAGATTCCTGCAATTTGAGCATCTGTAAGGTCTTTATAACCTAATGAAGGCTCAGAACATGCAAGTTTAATTTCCAATTCATTGTTGAAAATACGGAACTCAGTTGCTACAAAATCCTCGTCATTTTCTACAAATTCAATTTCAGCTTGGATGTTTCCAAATTCAAATTGTTTAAATGCGTCAGTTAAACGACCAGCATCAAAGAAAGCAATTTTTAATTCTTTTGATGTGTTAATAGCGCCGTCTTCCAATTGGAATACTTGCGACACTGGAATTCTGTGATGTTTTACAGCATCTCTTTGTGGAAGATAGGCAGATGCCTGTACCACTTCATCCTTGATTTTAAAGTAGATAAAGGTATCGATAACCTTAAGTCTATTCACAAAACCGATGAAATTGTTTTGGTCTACTTTGTCAATTTTAATTTTCATATTTAGTGTTTAAATTATTTTAATATTATAGACAAAAAAGGGGTTTTGTTTCACATAAAAAAACCTGTCATTACTGACAGGTTAAACTCGTGTGAGTCGGTCCTCCGATTCTATCCTGAGGAGGGGTTCTTATTTAGATTTTTATTAATTATATATTCATAAATTTTTAAAAATAAAAAAGCAGGGAGTAGCGAATTCCCTGCTTTACACCTCCGTGAACTAGTCCCGGTCCTAAAATGCAATCATGTTTCAGATTGCCGGTCTTTTATGCCTCACAGCTTGAGCATTCTAAAATGTCTCTTGCAAAAGACTGGGCTGAACTTTGACTAAATTGATAGTATAATGTTTTAACCCCTTCCTCATGAGCGTAAAGGTATAGTGTATTAATATCCTTAGCCGAAACTGATGGATGTATCATTAGGTTTAGTGACTGCGATTGGTCAATAAAATGCTGTCTTTGAGCCGCTTGTAGTACTATTTCCTTTGGACTGATTTCAACAAAAGATTTAAAAACCTCTTTAGTTGGAAAGTCTAAGTGTTGTACACTTCCATCGCGCTTTAATATTCCTTCCCAAACATCTGGTGTATTTAAACCATATTTGTCTAACTCTTGAATTAAGAAAGGATTTTTGTAAATAGTTTTTGACTTGGCCAAATCTTTGATAAAATAATTAGATTTGATTGGTTCAATTCCCATACTTACTTGTCCTAGGATAAATGAACTACTTTTGGTTGGAGCAATCGCAACTAGCGTAGTGTTTGCATATCCTGGTCGGATTGATTTGTAACCTTTCTCGTCATGTAATAATCTAGAAGCCGCTTCGCTCTTTTCCTTTAGTGTTGAAAAGATTTCATGGTTTAATTGTTTTGCTTGAAGTGAATCAAAACTGATTAATTTAGATTGAAACAGGGAATGATAACCCAATACTCCAAGACCCAGCGCTCTGTGGTCATTTGCAAATCTCCATGCTCTTTTCATTCCAGGCATGTTATAAGACTTGTTAACGAATTCGTCCATTACTGCGTTTAAGAACATTGTGTAAACTTCAATCGCATCAGTTTCTTTAATTTCGTCCCAGTGTAATAGATTAATAGAACCTAAACAACATACAAATGAATTGAAACTGTCGGTTGGTAATTGAATTTCACTACATAGGTTACTTGCAGTAATTTCAAGTCCTAACTCTTTGTACGGTGAATTGTTATTGGTATTATCTTTAAACATAATGTAAGGAAAGCCAAACTCATTACGTCTTTGAATTATTTTAGCCCAAATTTTACGTTTGTCTGCGTCTCCTGCTTTCATTTCAGCAATCCAAGCATCGGTAACAGTAACTCCATATTGTAGATTTTGAATTGGATTTCCATCAGTTCCAATGTCTAAAAATTCTAAAATGTCATCGTGTTCAACTGGTAACCAAACTGCACATGCTCCTCTTCTGGCCTCTGATTGTTTACATACATCAACTGTTGTATCATATAATCTTGCATAGTGCACTGGACCATCGGCAGTTCCACCTGTTGAAATCTTAGTACCTCTTGCTCTGATGTTTCCTAAAAATGCAGAGGTTCCTCCTCCGTATTTTGACATCATTCCAACTTCTCTACTTCCATTTAAAATACTATCTAAAGTATCATCTACGTTACTTCCATAACAACTAACCGGAAGTCCTTTGTCTTTTCCATAATTAATCCAAACTGGAGTTGATAAACTATAGAATCCTCTAGTCATATAGTCCTCAAACTTTTTTGCAAATCCTTCAATTTTTAAGTCCTTTTCTGCGGTATTTGCTACATCTTTAATTCGCTGCTCTGGAGATTCAGTAATATAGCCTCTAGATAAAAATGTTCTACTGTCTTCGTTAAGCCAGTAATTCTTTTCGTATTCCATTTAGTTTAATTTGTTTTTAAATTTTATTATTTATGTTCTTTTTGTATTCTACCCGTAGTTGGACATGGAAGCTTAAAGTAATTAAAAGTCCATCCGTTCCATTGTCCGGCATTCTTTTTTGGTTTTGTATATAATACTCCTTTGTTTCTATTTCTAACCAAAAAAGATTGAGATACATTTAATTCTTTTATAATGTTCTCTTGACTTTCATATTTAGTAACATTTCCATCCGGATCAACTACTTCATAATACCCTTTAATCCATCCAAAGTTTCCATTGTTTTCACCAGCATTATTATATTTTAGTGCAAATTCTTCCGGCGTTAGGGTTGCATTAATTTGTTTAATAGTATTAGACCTTTTTTCTTGAATTTCAGGGTCCTTTGCCATTTCTTTTAAATGGTTTGAAACTCCAGAGTACCAATTTTCCATTGCTTCGCTAGATATTACATGTCCATTGTATTTTTCCTTTTTGGTTTCAATCATTTTTTGAACTTTTTTCGGATCTTTCATTGGATTTTTATCGCCATCCCATAGTCTAAATCCTTTACCTCCATTTCTATTTGCTTCAACTGCTAATTTAACTCTTAATCTTTGAGCCTCTTCGGTTTGAAGATTTCTAAGAGAATACATTAATTTATCACCCTCACATCCATGGATTCTCCATAACAAATAGTGCGCTAATACATGCTCTCTAAATGTCAAAAGTACTAAATTATCTTTTGAATTATCACCTCCCATGTGTTTTGGAACAATATGATGATTTTCATAATATATTTCAGTACTTTTAGTTCTTTTTTCTAAGATTGCATTATCTATTAAGTTTTTATATATGATTGTCCAATTCATTTGATTGTTATATTTTTATAGTTTATATATCTCAATCATCTGAATTTTTTTATCAAAAAAGGACATTAATTAAAACAAATCGTCTTCGGTAATTGACTTACCTTTCTTAAAATAATCAATTTGCTTTTTATAGAAAAAGTCTCCCTCCTTTGTTGAAAGAATCTCAACATCAAACCATAGAGATTTTTCAATTTCTGTAAAATCAACTTCAAATACAGGTTTCATTCCAATTCGCTGTAGGGAATTATTAAAACGATTTTGAATAAATTGTTTGATAGTTTCTTTTGATAGGAAATCAAGTTCACCTTTTTCAAAAATCCAATCAAGAATTTTAACCTCTGCTAGGTATGCTTTTTTACAAGCAGAATCTATAAGATTTTCAAATTCCTCATCAAACCATTCTGGGTTCTCTCTCTTAATAATGTTAATCAACTCAGAACCAAAGTTTCCATGGATTTCCTCCTCTTTACTTGTCGCTTCAACTACATTTGAAATACCTTTAAATAGGTTTTTCTCCTTGTTAAAGGACATCATAATAAAGAATTGACTAAATAGGCTAACATGCTCTATAAACAATGAAAATAGCAGTACGGATTTCGTATACATTTTATTGTCCTTACTTCTTGTACCGTCCAAATACTTGCTTAAGTATGCAATTCTATCTTTAATTGCTGGAATCTCTACTACATGTTGGAATTCGTCTTCTAATCCTAGGATTCTTAATAATTGTGCGTAAGCATCTTTATGTCTCACTTCACTTTCTGCAAATGTCATACCAACATCTCCAATTTCAGTGATTGGCATTCTTTTATAAAGATCTGCCCAAAAAGTTTTAACATTAACCTCGATTTGTGCAATTGCAAGCATCGATCTTTTAATTACTTCACGCTCTGAGTCAGATACTTTAGTCATAAAGTCATCAATATCTGTTGTAAAGTTAAATTCGGTATGAATCCAATATGAGTGACGGATTGCGTCTTTGTATGCTAATAGGGAAGGGTATTCGTAAGGTAAAATATTTACGCGTTTTTGAAAGATATTGCTCATTGATGGGGTTTTTTTTAGAAATTTATATATACGTTTTATTGGAGTAGTTTTTTCAACCGGTCTGCTTTTGTGAAATATTCATAAGAAGTTTTTTTATAATCTTTACGCTGTGCATAAAGGTCACTTAATATTTTTCTTAGAATAGAATCTTCGGTCTTGTAAACTACACCATTATCACAAACAATAACTTCTTTGTTCTTTCTGCGCTCTTCAATTTCACTTTTATAAATCTTTTCGATGTACGCATCTGGAGATATATTGAACTGTCTCATGATCGAAGGGTATAGTGAAGCAAAATCGAATGCACTTACACCTTCATAGAATCCTAAGATTGGTTCTTTTACGAATGCTCCAGCATATTGGCCATCTTTTTGACTGTCAGATTTTTCTTCACTTCCAATTCGCATTCCTTGCTCAGCAAGTTTTCTGGCCATAATCGCTTCAGTAACTGCCACTGGAGAACTTGCTTTATATAATGGCATATTAGTAATGTTTGCCAAGGTTAGTAGTACCTCCATCGACTTCAACTTCTGGTCAATGTAATATACAAGTACTGAATCGACAACATTGTAATATATGTACTTGACAAAGTTATCCCGGTATAAGTCCTGTAGTGAGCCAGTGAACTTGATTTTATTAACATTAAGGACTTGACTAGAAACATAATCCAAAGAGTTAGATTCTTTAACTTTTACGGTTCGGTCATATTTGTCATACAATTGCATGTAGTCAAGAATTCCGATATGAAGAGGTCGACCGTCAGTATGATCGATTGAATGGGTCATGCCAACTTCTTTAATATCAATTTGAAGTCTCTTACATCGATTAACAATATATTGCCAGTCATAGTTGATAAAATTCCAACCAGTCATCATTGGAAACTTTGGTAAGAATTTCATTAAGAAAGTGTACACCATATCATACTCTGACTTGAACTTATGGTACTTAAATTCCCAGTCCATATCAAAGTCTTTGAAATACTCATTGGTATCATCTTGAATCTTTTGGATTTTATCTGGGGCCATATCTTCCAGTCCAAGCACGATTGCTTTACGGTCTGGAGTAATTATTGAGAATGAAAGAATTCGGCTTTTGGCCTCTTCGGCTTTTGGAAAGCCATCGACAATTTCAGTTTCAATATCGACAAAATAGGTCTTTGGCATATTATATGCTGTTAGGTCTTTTTTATCTTTCTCTGAAAGATTATCTAAAAAATAAAGAATAGAGAACTTATTGAATTGTCTTCCATAACCAAGCTTAACAGGTCGGCCATCCCAGTTTTTATAGTCTGGACTGGCCGCTTTGTCTTTGTCATCGCAAACATACCAATTTTGGAATTTGTCCACTGGATATTGCTTGAATGCTACTTCTCCCTTGTCATTGTAGTATGAAATGATAACATCTTTTTCACGCTGTTCGATGTCTAATATCATTAATATCCTCTTTTTTGGCGGTTAACATTTTCTTCTGCTTTTGCGAAGTAATAATTGTATGCTGTTTTTGCATCTAATCCGATTGAAGATGCATAATTTATAAAGAAATGTAGTATGTCTACCCATTCCATATAAAGTTCTTTTTTGTCCTCTTCTGATAGGTCGGAAACTTTCATAGTTTCATACTTTGCAAAGTCTTTTTTCCAGTATTTCCAAACTGCATTTCCACTACCATCTTTAATACCTCCAAGGGCATCGGTCATTTCATGAATTTCATCAACTACCGCGTGTGTATTGACATGCCAGAAGTTCATAATTTCTCTAATTGACATATTTTCAAAATTGAAACCATAAGTTTGCTCTTGCATCCTCTTTTGGTTTTCCATAATATCCGCCAGGTGGGTGGTCGAATTTGAATAGAAGTCATGAACTTCAAGGTCTTTACATTGATTGTCTATATTTGCCATAAGTTTTTATATAATAGTTTTATAGGTAATTTTGAAACTGTTTAAAATAAACATGAACTTTTAAATGATACGTTTTCAACCTCGCATGATTCGCCAATTTGCTCTTTTGAAATTGGAGCATTTGCGCGGTTTAGGGCCATTTTCTTGCTGTCTCTCAATCGTAAAAATACGCCAAACTGACAACAACTAATTTCTGTACCAAAAGTTGTAAACCTTCCAGTCTCTGTGATAGTTTCTAAATAGTCAAGATTCTCTCCAGTAAAATCAAAGAAATCGTGTTGAGTGTCCCTGATTTGTCTGATAACCTTGGCTCCAACATCAGATGAGATTGAAAAACCTAAGTCTTCATAGAACCAGTTGATTGTGGTCATCGCTCCAACTCCAGGTGCAACAAAGTCATCATCTTCGTTAAGATTTCCAGATAAACTGTTTGGTCGCAATAGATCAGGAGTCCCAATTTCAGGCATTCGGGCAAGGTTGGTACTAAAGTGATATCCATAATAGTTTCCAATTCCTCGATGCGATGTTAAAAAGTCAAACGATTCTTCCATTGTCGGCTTCTTAGCATAAAATTCTGCAAAACGAGGACCTAGTAAGGTAAACCAAAAAAACATATCGCTTGTTCGACTCTGTCTGGTTGGATCCGGTTCGGCATTGATTAATACATCATAAGGAGTTTTAAGAACTCGGGCATGGTTTCTCGATTCTGTCTGCAAACTTGTTCGTAATTCTGTAGTACCATAAATCTTTTCTCCACGTCTTCTGGCATTCTCCATATTAACCATGCACTGCAGAACATACTTCTCATCATTAACTAATCGGTCATATTTAACAAATGGAAATCCAGTGTCGTGTGTTAATAGACTAATTGTATTTGACGGTCCATAGAATTTTACAATTGCTGCATTAATTAGTCGGTCTTCAAAGGTACATTCTGGATTGTAGAAGACATTTTCGTTTAACCAAATAATCTCGTCGTGAAACGAACGATTTGGGTGGAAGTATGGAACTGATCGTCCCTCTACAATAAATCCATGCCCAAATTTGTCCTCTCCAGTACCTTCTCGATGCCTAAAAGTATCAAAAGTACAGGTTTTTGCAAAACGAACCTCATATTCTCTTCGATTCATTTCATGAATAAAATCTCGAATGAGCTGCTTTTTTTCTGTTGGTATTAAATCCAATAGTGCCTGAGAATCCATCTCAAGCAATTGTTTATTTGAAGTCATTTTCATATTTTATTTTTTAAAAAAGCAATCGTGCGCTATTAAATTGTCGGTGAATATAATTAGTGGAACTATCCTTGAGTACGGGTAAACAGTCTCTAACCTTTCTAACACCTGATACATTTCAGCCCTGTGCTTTCCAGCGTGTAATTCAATAAACAAATATTTAGGTTGGTAATCTATTAAGGTATCGATTAGGGTATACTCTGCAGATTCAATATCCATCTTTATAATATCTGGCTTGTATTTTTTTAATAACTTTTTTAGATGGATATTTTCAACATAGTCATATTCACTGAACTTTATCTTATTCTCAATTGAAGTTGAACAATGCGCATTTTGACTATGGGATTTGAATATTTTTAGGGTCTTTTCGGGAAGCCCAGAAACTGCAGCATAAACCAAGTCAACATAGTCGTCATTTTTAAATGTTTCTCTTAGTTTTTCAAAGTTTCTGACATCACATTCTACCGTACATACTTTACTTGCTCCGGAATCCAGTGCGATTTGAGTAAATGTGCCGATATTAGCTCCAAGATCTAAACAAACTGCTCCCTTATAGTCAACCTCAGGTATTAAATAATTAGAAATGCTTTCGCCAATCATAGCGTCATCAACGCCTTCTGATGCTCCTAGTATCTTAACATATTTCTTTTTAAGTCTGGTCCTTTCCAACTTAGAAATTGGAAACTCTGGAAGTTTAACTCTAGACATCTTACTTCTGTACTAATTTTGATACAATATTAACCAATTCGACATCAGGACAGTTTTCCTGAATGATTTGGTATTGTATTGGGTCATCTTCAAAAAACCTGGAAACAATAACACCTTCACCTTTTAAACGGTTAATTGTATGTGCCTTATGATGTCCAGAATGTCTTCTTGCCGCAACAGTATGGTTTCCACGCTCTGCTAAGGTCATTGGATTAAAATAGACCTTGCATTTAATTCCTCTCTCTTTAAGAATTGCACGAACTTCGTCCTGTTCATCGACGCATCTTCCAGTAATAATAAAATCGGTGGTGGCTCTTGGAGTTATTCCAATTGAAATTACTCCGTCAAAATCATATCCGTAGATATCGATTGGTTTTTTTGTTTTAAAAATATTTAACATGCTTAAAGTTTTGATAAAAAAAGGGAGAGTTATTTCTCTCCCTTTAGGTTAATGTAATTGTTAGACTTATTTTGTTTTAGCAACTAACTGTTTTCTTGTAGAATCTGTTAGGCGTCTTGCAGCCAATTCAGTACATTCATAAACAGCGTCAGCAAACATCATCTGGTCTGGTGGGGTTTTTTGTGTAAATGCTGAAGGACCTCTTAAGGCTCCTACAACTCCTAATTCTCTTGCAACTCTTAAGTAACGAACTGCGTCAATTACAACTCCTGCAGAGTTTGGAGAGTCTTGTACACTTAATTGAGCATCAAAAAGAACTGGTGCTCCACCGAATCCTGTAAGTTCTAAACGGAAGTTAGCAACTTTGTTATCACCATAGAATGCGATATATTCAGAAGGACCTGCGTGTAAGAATGAATCTTCAGTTGAAATTCCACGGATTTCGTTTTGTGCACGGATAACATTTTCTTTAGAAATCTTTTTAGATGCTAGACGAGATTTGTCTTCCATGTTTAAGAAATCTGTGTTACCTCCAACATTTCTTTGGATGTGGGCTTTTACATGATGTCCTCTTTCAAAGGCAAGTTCTTGTAACATTTGAGAAAGAATACTTGCTCCAAATTGAGAACGCATATCATCTCCAATAATTGGAATTCCAGCATCGATAAATCGCTGCTCCCAAGCTGGGTCAGATGCAATAAAAACTGGAATACAGTTTACTAGTGAGATTCCTGTTTCAAGACAAATTTCAGCCCAGAATTCAGTTGTTTTTTGAGAACCTACCGGTAAGTAGTTAATCAATACCTCAACTCCATGGTCTTTTAATTTAGCAATGATTGAATCCTTCCATTCTCTTGATTTTTTTGGTGTCCAATCAGTGCGATTCATGTCTGTAGAATTTCTTAGTTTTTCGTCAACTAAGAAACGATTTTGTTCTGGATAGTTATCCATAAGGGCTGCATAACCATCAATTACTGGAGCCTCATAAACTGGAGCCTCAGATTTGATTACATCAACAATGTCCCATGCAGAGTTTGGTCTTTGTTTAAGTGCATATCCTAATGTTTGATTAACTTTACGTTCATCAATTTCGAATCCACAGACAAATTCAATATTTTCTGCTTTGTAACCTCCAATATCGGACTTCATCATTCCGGTAATATCATTTGGATTCTCTGTGTAATATTGTACACCTTCAACTAATGATTTAGCGCAATTTCCAGTTCCAATAATTCCTACTTTAATTTTGTTCATTTTCTTAAAATTTAATTTATAATTTTTATACTTGTTTTATTTAAAAAGTTTCAAAAAAGAGTATTGATAGTCTTCTTTAGGACAACATTTTTTTCGGACGTCTCGAAATCATATTGGTAAAACTCTCTAGATAGGTGAACAGAACCTGGCTTTTCCATATAGGTATCGGCAAAGTATTGAGGGTCTGCTGAGTACCAGTGAATCGGCCATTCGATTACGTTCATATTATATATAGCCGAGAGTTTGTCAACCTCTTCGTTAAATATTTCCATTAATTGAGTCCGTTCTCGTTGAGTTCCGATAAATGGTGTTCCTTTATGGTAGCCAGTTTTAGGAATTCTACGACCTTCAAATTCGATTGGTAATAATTTTACGATGGTATTCTTTTGAATTCCTAATGATTTAAGGTGTTCAAAGTAGTTTGCTACTAAACTTTTAACCGCTTCGACTGGTTTTTCTTGTCGACATAAGTGATGACGAACATCGATGTTTCCAAAGTACGTTATTAAGTGTTCAGTATCTAAAGGAATATAAGATCGCATTCCTTCTTTTAAGACTCCAAATAGGGTTTTACCATCATTTCGACTAATATTTGAACCTGGATGGTACACTGAAACTGAATGAGAATCTCCTAAAACAAATGTTTTAGAATCTAGTTTTAATTCAATCGTTTGTGTTTCCAAACTTCTTTTTGTAAGTGCCTCAGTATTAAGAGATGCCCACAGAGGAGAACATGATTTCATTCGGCTTTCGGCAAATTGTCCAACATTTGGCATTTCTCGATTCAAACAATATATTGTTCCATTAAAATCTAAGAATCTTTTAATTCTCTCTGCTGGTTCGTCAGTGGCTCCACCAAATAAGTTATAAGACCCTTGGAATTCCATTGGAAGAGCTACCAACCAGATATCATATTGATGAATATCTTCTGACTTGGTAAGTACTTCAACATCCAAACTGAGAGACTTTAATTGATTAGCTAATAAGAAGGCCCATGCACTTTTATGGCTGGCCTTCTTTGAACTATACGTAGTTACAACATCATCAATTGCAATCTTCTTACCTTTTAATGAATCTAAAACTGTGTAAATGTTAACCATTGTTTTGCTTTTCGTTAATGTAGTTGTCTAATCCTTGGATATATGCAACTGCATCTAATAAGTTATCACGCTTGTGATTGTACGATTCTCTAGAGAATTTAAGTGCAACTAGCGCTTTAAACATGTGTTCACCTGTAACTTCAAGTCCGGTCATACCTTTAAAAATCATTGCAGCCCGGTCCATACCTTCTGAAAATGGACCGTAATTTCTGTCTGCTTCTTCGGAGCGGTTATTAACTATTCCGCTTGCTTCATCTAAAATATTCATAGTTTGTGTTTAAGTATTATATGTTATATATTGGTTTTGTTTTTTATGTACTTTATTAAAGACCAGTTTCCATTTCAAACTGACGTTTTTCATGGTCATGCTCACTATAAACATTACAGTTTAAGTATGCACCAGATTTTGAATAATCTCCAATATATGAAGTCGATGTACGAACCTCTGATGGGTTAATATTAAAACAAAAATCATACTCTTCTTGAGTCAAGTATGTTTGGTTATTCATAATTTGATTGTAACGTTCTTGTGTTAAAATTGAAGTCATAATATGTTTGTTTAAATTAGATATGTAAATATAATACAAAAAATCGACATAAAAAAATCCTGACTAAAAAAGTTATTAACAATTTTGTCAGGATTAAATTATTACGGGATCGTTTTTCGTGATTTTCTTCCCGGCGGAATAACCCATTTTATAGTCTTCGGCTTTGATGTTCGCGAGCGTCTACTAAACTTCGACCCATCCTACTTATCACCTATTGAGGTGGTGCGACTGGTGATCCATTTTTTATCCTGGTTAAACTTCCATTTGCCTGTTATACTTGATGCAATCTCTGTAATACGTCTGGCTATCATAGCTGTGTTTGTACTTTTTGCTGTACCGATCCACCTGGTTCCGATTTTGCGTAGTTTATAATTGCTTGTATCGTTTGCTGTAAGGAACCAATTTATTGTATATATCTTTAAACAACTGGAGCGTATCTCTCACTCAAAATTGTTTTATCCATTATTTGTTGTGGAGATTCTATATCTCCTCCAAGTAGGCTTGTCATAATCGCTGGAGAGAATCCTGAAATTAGGGCAGTTCCTTTAGCATCAAATGAAACTGGTACTCCTCCGTTTCGGGATTGAATGTTCCAGTAAACAATTTGAGGTACTTTGTAACCTGCATCGGAATACATAGTTTCAATCATCTGCTGCGCAGTTGGATTCCATCCACTTTCTATTCCATATCGTTTTGATGTTGCCGTGTTAAACTCCATATCCGATAGGATTAGGATTTTGTTTGGCATTTTATCTTGCGATAATTTGTGCTTAGTGGCCTGATCTAGGATCAGTTTGAATGTAGCCTCAAGATCTGTTGACATTCCCCAATCAGAGTCTGACATCTGTGTGTAGCGATCATTCAGTGAGCCACTTAATACTTGTAACTGTGGTTTACTTGAGAATGTAATAAATGCATCTTTGAAAGGACCTTCATTTCTTTCAGAAATATAGAGACCTAATGAGATTGCAACATTCATACAAGTTACAGTTTTACTTCCACCAGCTGGAGTTGACATAGAACCTGAAACGTCTACTACTGGTAAAATCATATCATTTGCACCTTCCAAATAGTTTGGCAAGGCTTTCCATTGTTCGTTTGCTACGGTTGCATTTCCACGCTCTAACGATGTAATAATATCGTAAGGATAAACTGCACCTGCATTAATCTTAGCCTCACCTTTTACAAGGGAAGCAATATACGCTGAATAACTTTCGTATGCATTTTTACCAAAGGCTTTTTGGTAACGTGCAGAAGCTACTGATGGTAATTTACCGAAGTCAATAGAATTCCAATCTTTAGCACACATTTTAGTTTCAACAACATTAGTTAAACCTACAAGAGATTTTCTGTATTGTTTTGGAGACATTCCAGTAAATTTACGTAACTTTTCAGCGATTGGTCCTTTACGGGGCATCCATTTTGCACATAAATTATTTTCAGCAATTAAAGCATCTGAAATTAGGGTGAATGCCTCTTTTTCAAGATATTTTCCTGTTAAGACTAATAAATCATCCCAACGTCCATACTCAGAAATTAAGTGTAAGTTTGGTTTAAGTACCAAGTCGTGGTTTTCTGCCAAGTAGACTAAAATGTCTTTGAAAACTTGACGTTCTCCAGCTCCACCTCGAACATCTCTAGCCCAAAAAAGAAGTTTCATAGCGCGCTTTGGGTCTTCATTAAATGCTTTAGAGAAAGTAGCAATCAAACGTTGCTTGTCCTGTCCTCTCATAGCTCCAATGTTAAAGAAAAGGTCAACGCAAGCATTCAATGATGTCGAATTTGTCGCCATTCCATTTTCAGTTAACATATCATCTTGTCTTAATGCGTCTATAAATTCCATTTTGTTTATTTTTAAGTTCTTAATTTATACTCACTATCTTTGGTTTGTTTCAAAATAATTTGTTTTTTTAAAATTATTCTTAGCCAATATAGGTTTACAATCCATTCTAGTTCATCTGCTTCAATATTGTCTTCGAGAGCAGTAATCATTATGAATGTGTCGATCATCTGTTTGGCTGATTCTAGTTGCCTTAGAGTAGTACATGAATCAATTGTCTTATTTATTTTTTCAGTGGCCAAATTTGACCATCTTTCAAAATTGTCTGGTTTAAAAAAATATTGCATCATTGTTAAATTAAAAAAACCTCAGTAGTTATACTGAGGTTTTAAATATTGTTTCAATTTTTTTATTATTCTAATACTTTTCCATTCTTTTCAATTTCATGAATTGTTTCAGGCATAGAAGTGATTCTTACTCCAATATCGCCGGACCACTTGTAATTACGATTTTGTTTTAATGAAGTATGATTTGCAAATATTCCACCAGGTAAATTTGTAATAATAGTTCCTTTTGGCAAGATAACATTAACATAGTCTCCTATTTTTGCATTTTTAACATCTTTCTTTAATTCGTACTTTTTATTATCTAATAATGTAATAGTTCTACCACTATTTCCGGAAATTGTTTGTAGACTTGCTTCATTTATAAACTCTTCAAAAGATTTAAACTTTTTTAAGAACTCTTTGCGTCTCTTTTTTTCTTCTTCCTCTTCCTCTTTTGCATCTCCTCTTCCTTTTGGAACGTCTCCAGAACCTACTCCAGTTGGTGAAGGTAGGGCAGTAGCTCCCATTCCTCCAATACTATCAGGAGAAACCATCTCATCAAGTTCATGATAACCATCGTTTGCCTGTTTGATATAATTATAAGACTGCGAAATATGGTCTTGCAACCATCCTGGCAGGTCCTTTTCTTCTCTTCCAATTTTTTGAAGTAATTCACCAACTGCTTTGGAAATTGCATTAAGTTGACTCATTGCCATTCCAACCTCATGGTCTTCAGCCTCTTTAACGTGGTCAGGTAGTCCTTCATGTTTTGTACTTGCAAAATCTTTCAATTGTTGAAGTGTCATAGAATCTGCAAGGTCTTTAACCTCTTGGCTTGCATCTTTAGGGTCCATATCTCCTTTTTTAAGAGAGTATGCCATACCCATTAGTTGTTGTTGTGCTTTACTTGTACTTGGCATCTTATTTTTGGTCTATTTGCATGATTTCAGAACCTCTGATTTCTACATTATTTTCTCCAATTTCGGCATCATATCCACCGTAAATGTCTTCTCCACCTGCAATTGCAGTGTTTAACATACCACCTAATTTATTCTTAAATTTGTTACCATCAACATCGTCCATAAAACCAACATTAATTATAAAGTCTCCAGGAATTACAATATGCAATGGACCTCCATCACTATTTAATCTGTTAACAGTGTCTGGTTCCCATGTTTTGTTTAAACCTTGAACGTGAACATAAACAACTTGGTTCATGTCTTTTACTGCCTTTTTAATTTCATCTAAAATGATTTTTTTAGCATCTTTACCGAAATCTCCCCATGCGCCATTAACTTCTTCTAAAGTATCGGCAGCGTCGCCTTCGTAAGTGACTCTTTCAATTTCTTTTTTAAATGCCTGCATAACTTTACCAATAATACCTTTAGAGGCATAAGGTCCAGTTAATCTGTATGCTTTTTCATTTACGAATTCCTCGTATAGTTTTATGTGTTTCATATCGTTTATATTTATATTATTATGTGTATGCTTCGATATCCCACTGAATTCTATCTAATGGTTTTTCGCCGTAAGCTACATTTTTCTTAACCCAATCAATAAGACCTGGTTCAAATTTAGCATTTTGGGCCATATCATATGCGTGGTCTGCACCACCATCTCCGGCCATATCTTTAATCCATTTGTCATATTCCTTTTGGTTCCATCTTTTAGGCTTAGAGTGTGGTCCATTACCAGCTGTAGAAAATGCGGCCATTGATGAACTTGGAATAAATACATCAGTAAGACCTGCGCTACCTGACTTACCATTGTCATATTTAATGTCTTTTCTATACTTAGTTAGTGCATAATCAGCGGCCTCGATTTGAGACTTATAAGACATTGCTCCAGTTTTTTTACCGTAAACCCTTTTAAGTTTTTCTTGTTTATCAGGATCAGTTTCAAAATGGATTTCTTTAATGTCATCAAATCCCCATCCTTCGTTTAGGGATTCATTTACAAAACTTTCGAATGTAGGTATATGTTTCATCATGATCTTTGTTTTCCTATTGTTACTTTTCCCATTTGAATAGCCTTTTCAATTTGATCGTATAGCTCTTGGGCATTTTTAATATCTTCTCTAGGAATTTCAAATTCTCCTTTACTACAAAGAAGAACGTAATACTCTCTATGTCCTGTTATGTTAAAGTTTGCCTCACCAGTTTGAAAAGGAACTTTTTTACCTCTAACAGAGCCAGAACCTATTTCAATTATGCCTTTAGAAGAATTTAATAGTTTAGCCACCTTGTCAAGTATTTTATCATCCGTGGTTTTAACTCCCTCCGGATATTCTATCTTTTCATTAACAAACTGTTCGAATAATTTAATATGTTTCATCTTACCAAGCGTAATTTTTAGCGTCTACTTTCTTAACGTAATCAACGATTGTTTTAGAACTATCTTTTAATCTACCTTCAGCCCATTTTCCATTATATCCGGATGCAATTTCTTTTTCAGTTTCAACAACGTATCCTACATATCTGTTATACTCATCAAGGATATTTCTCATTAAATTTGCAGCATCGTTCATTTTGATTTCTCTACCTTTAGGGTCCAGTCCGATAATAAGTTCTCCATATTTTCCTTTTTCACCTTTGGTTAGGGCATCTTTAATTTGTGTAGATAGAGTATCAATAGCTCCTAGAACCACTGAGTCCATTGGCATTGCAGATGCTTTTTGTGCTAAGATTTGGTTATATCTAGATTTGTTTTCTGCTTTAAAGTCTTTGTCACTTTGGAAAGCAGTAGCTCCTCTTTTATCATCAGCTCTTTGTGTTGTTAATGTTGCTGTAGAATATCTTGCTTTAAGAACATCTAAGTCAATAACGTAAGCAATGTCGGCTAATTCAGCTACTTTTGTAATACTGGTAATTCCTGAACCATCATATCTTTTACTGTCTCTTTTATCAAATCCAGCAGCATCTTCTCTTGAACTTGCTTTTGATATAGTTTCAGTTTTTGAGTATCTATTATATCCAGTAGAGTACCATTCATTTTGTCCATTAGTCATTGCTAATAGGGTATTTGATTGGATAATTCCATTGTTGTAAATATTTGGAATATTACCTTCGATATATGGATTCTCCTTTTGGTTAGTTACTACGTAAAAATAAACAGCGTTTGCTCTTTTTTCTTTACGGGCGGTTTGAGGATCCATTTCGATAATATCATAATCTTCGATTTTATCAAGTGCTAGTTTTGAAAAAGTATAGAATGCTCCTGCAAGGTCTTTAGTACCTGCACTTCCTACTGAAAAAAGGTTAGCCAATTTAGCGCTTTTGAATGCCTCATTTAGGGTACCTTCATTTAATCTGTTTTCAACGAATTCTTGGAAAGATTCGTAAATAAATTTTGTGCTCATATCATTTGTGTTTTTATTTTCGTCTAAGTCAATCATCCAACCATATTCAACATATTGGATTGCATCTTCTGGATTTACATCCCATTTAAGTGCTGCATCTAATACAATTTTTCTTGTGATTTTACTATTTGGGTATTTTGAGATTGCTTTATCAAATCCTCCGGGAACCCAAATCTTTGGTGCCTTTTCAGTAGCTTCAGAAACCATAACATTTTTAAGAATTCTTGAACCTGTTTTTGATAGGCTAATTCCATCTTCAGATACGTTAAAACACTGAGCGTTTCTTCTCAACCATCTTTTAGAATCTGTGGTCATTTCTTTAAGAATATTATTAAAATCTTCCTGTGAAACTTTACCATCTTTAATAGCCTCTAACATTCTATTACGAACTTTAGCAGCTTTACCTACAGTAACTGCAGGACGTTTATCAGTATATTGTCTTTTGATTGTGATATTTCTTTCATTAATGGTTGATTCACTAAGGCCCAATTTTTTCATTTGTTCTTGGCCTTTTTTGTCCAATTCTGTCATATCAAAATATAGAATATCTTCACGTCCATCATAGTCGTGTGAAATATCGTGTGCTTCTAAGTAGTCAATTGCATCTTTAAGTTCTGATCTTGAAAGTCCACTAACATCATATTCTTCAGTAATTGTTGATTCTTTAATGATTTTATCATCTTTATGGAAAATGTATTCCATTTTCTTACCAGTTTTCTTAAATTCACCAGTATAAGAAACTTCTCCATCTTTATTTTTAAAAACCTTATCAACTATAAATTCTCCATCAGATGAAGCGTAAGGAATTACAATGCTTCCTTTTTTAACGGTAGCCTCATTTGTAACAGATTCATTAGCCATCATTTTTTTAAAACCTTTTGCAATAGTTTTAATATCATCTCCAATTTTACCTAAAACTGGATTTTCACGAAGAGCCATATTTACAACATTACCATTTTTGTAAATGTTATATGAACCACCGTCAAATTCCTCACTATTGTAGTCTAAGTCAAAACCATCTTCCTCTAAGGTTCTTTTATTTACGCTCCATTTTCCCTTTTCAGGGTCTACACTAGCGGCGGCATCTGCAAATTTTTGAGCTATTTTAAGTGTCTCATCTTTAGTAAGTCCAGCTGGTCCACCATATGAAGAAGTACCTTCGTTTAGGAATTGATTAAAATTCATAGTATTTTTATATTTATTTATGTTTTATATATCTTTATTAATAAATTGTTCGAATGTCATAATATCATTTGTAACTGATTCGGCAACAACTCCCATAGCATCTTCAATTTTAGATTTTAATTCTTTATACATCGAATGAACTGCCTTTGGCGTTAGATTGTTAAATTGTTTTTCATCACCTGCTAATAAGGCATTTCTAACTGCAGTAGCCGAAATATCATCGTCAGTTCTTGGAATTTCAAAAAGTCCAAAATCAGCTCTACAGTTTAATTGGTCTCTATACGCATCATTATTAACTTGATAACCATAACTTGTCATTCGGTCGCTTCCCGTTCCCCAAAGTACTGGTTCGTATTTAGGTCTCATCTCATTAAACATAACATCGATACCTCCAGTCGGAACTACAAATATTTCTTTTAAGAATGAGTATTGTTTTTGGACGTTTTTAAACATATCGATTTGAGTCTTTTCATCGTATGGTCTGCTAAATTCATCACCTTTCTTTTTGGTTTTTGATTTAACAAGGAATACAACTACAGGGAATCCATTCTCTTTATGTATAGTTTCTAAAACCTTTGCATGTCCCAGTGTAAATGGCTGAAATCTTCCAACAAACATATTTACTGGTTGTTTTCCTTGTTCAACGTGAGTAAGTTTAAGCGCTTCATTCAGGTTAACTGAAGATTTAATCCTATCGCGCAACATAAAATTTTGATAATCATAGATTGAATTTTCATCAGTGCTTTCAACAAATATTTTTTCATTGATTTTTTCAATTATTTCATTTAAACGTTCCATAGTGTCCTCATCTATTAAGTCTGATGTTTTTGTTCGCTTCTTTCTAAAAGAACCTAAAATCATTTTAAAAAGTTCCGCTAAAATATCGTTAGAAACATATTTTAAGGTTTTTTCATCGGTAATATATTTTGAGTTTAATTTAAAAGAATTTGCTGATGAAAATTCAGCGCTTTCAAAATTAACTCCAATATATTTTGAAGAGTTTTTGTCAACATATTCATTAAATATAATCGACATTATTTCAAGGTATCTATAATCGGCTCTTTCGTCTTCAAGTTGAACTTCATCGATCTTAAATTGAGTTATAAATTCTAAAAAGTCAGTGACTGCAATTTGATACATGTGACTTGAAGAGTTATCAACTGCAGTTTTTCGGATAAAGTCCTCTAATTTAAAAGATTTAATAGATTTTTCATCAATAAAATTAACAACTAATCCATCAAATTCATCATCAATGTCAGAATTTAAGGCAGTTTCAAAAGCACTATTGTTAAAAAGTTTAACTATTTTACTAGTAAAACTAGTTTTGTCTTTTGTTTCCGGCAAATAGTCAAATGATTCGCTAAATTCTCTATCGCTCATTCCAAGTACTTCAAGTAATTCATCCCGTTGTAATTGAGATAAATAGCCATCAAAAATTACGCTTGGCTGTTGAACATCAAGAATTTTTGCCCATTTATTTAGGATAACTGGGTCATTTATAGTTTTCTTAACCCTATCTCCTTCTCCAAGTTGTTGGATATGAGTCAAGATTAGGTTATTTTTTGGAGTTTTCCCGTATTTAATTTTAGATACATTAACTTCCGGAAGGTATTCAAAACCAAATCTCCAATCAATTGGCATTTGACTTTTAGTTTCACTTGGCAAACTTTGCATGTAGTTGATTGCAATCTCATATAGGGAGATAATAGTTCGGTCAACTAGATTTAATTTGTCTGAATTTGAAGATTTAAAATATTCAAATCCATCAAGATTTCTTTTAACAAGAAATGTAGGTGCAGAAACTTTCTCAGTTACTAACACCCTATTTTTTAACATTTCAATAAAGGTTTCTCTATTGGTTTCGTTAAAATACTCTCTTAATTTTTGTAATGCCATTATCTTAAATTATATTGATTTATCTATCGTATTTATTTCTTTTATTCTAGAATTATAAACATGATATGACATATTTAATTTAACTCTTATTTCTTTTGGGGTATTACCCGTGTTTTGAAGTTCAATGATATTATTAATCTGTTCAATTCTTTTATTAGACCAATATATTAATCTTGATTCTAAAGCTTTTTCTTGAAATTTATTATCTAATTTGGACATTGCCTCTTTAGTTTTTATTGATATGTTGTTTCTATAATCTTCAGTTTTTCTATCTGACCAATCTCTATTTTTATTAGAATCTTTTATTTTAGATTTAGTTTCTTCACTATGGATATACTCAGAATTTTGATGCGCAATTGCTCCTTTTTTACATATTTCAAAATGTTTATTTTTATCTATATTTTTAAAATTATAACTTTCAATAGATTTACTGTAATTATCTTTTGCTAATTGTCTTCTATACTCTGCCATTTCTGGGGTTTTAAATATTTCTTCGTATGTTTTGCCTTTTTTAAGTCTATTAGATTCAACTGCTTTTAAATTATAACCGCCTTCACCACCTGTTGTGATATTCATACATAGTTCCTCGTTTAACATTTCTATGTTAACAATTTCCTTTTCTCTTTCAGCTAATGATTTTCTATCAGGTAAGAATTCCAATATCTGGCAAACATGATTGTCCTTTCCATGTTTATTAATTGAATGCCATAACCTTTTACCTGAACCAATGTAACCATCTTCTAGATTGTCGGTTGAATGCATTCCAATATAAAACTTATTTGTAATTATGCAGGTTGTTTTATAAATGTAGTTGTATTTTTTACCTCCCATACCTAATAATACCTAATAATCCATTTATGGAAGCGAATGTTCCTGTTAATTTGTACATGTGTCCTTTGTATGAAAATACAATACCTTCAGTCGGTATAATAGACTGGATTCCTCCAATTCTCTCTAATCGGTCAAGTTCTTTTGCAACTTTGTCAATTTGAGTTACATCTCCATTAAGTTTAATCTTGTCGGCTTCGGTTCGGATTTCAGTATGTAGCCTTTGCATTTCTTTGTCTGGTGAAGCAGCAACAAAATTACTTGCATTCTTTAGGATAACACTTCCCAATTCTAAGAAAAGGTCTTCGAATGGTCGAATATTTTCTTTGAATTTCTTTTTAACGTCTTCTTTATCAAACTTCTTAACAGCTTCTGCCTGCTCTTTGGTCAATTCTTTGTCTAATGAACGAAGGTTTAAGGTTTTCTTATCGTCATAGGCCCATCTAAGTAATAGACCCTCTTTGATATTTTGCGGTAGGTCACCAAATGAGGCTTCAATTTGCTCTCTCCACCACATTTCATGGTAACGGGCAACTACATCAGCATCTGTTAATTTATAACGATTTTTAAGAGCTTCAAGTTTTCCTAAGAATTTAGTCTGATTCTCTTCAAAGTTTATATCTTTTTGTAGTTTAATAACTTGTGGAGGAATTATTGTGAATGTTTTTCCAACATCAGCATTAAGGGATTTAAGTACTCCACTAACACTTTTTGCCGCACTATTGTCGTCTCCAACTATATTTCCAGCTCCATCAGTCTTCTTGATACCATGGAATTGAATTACATCAACATCGTAGTGAATTACATTAGGGTTAGCAGAATATATCAACTCCATGTTCATGAAGTTCAGACCATTCTGGAACACTTCGTCTTGTGTTTTTGCGGGTAACTTTATAAGCAGGGTTGCCAAATCAGCGGCTGCAAATTGAAAAGTATCTTGTACTAATTTACTTGCATGTCCCTCGAATTTATTTTGGAAATCCTTAAGACTCATAGGGTTTTGCAACTCAGTTTTATTTCTGGCAAATTTAACTTCACCATTTTGAATAGTTGCAAAAACGTTTTGACCGTCTGTTTTTTCAGTAGGTTCCTCTTCGAAGTTTAATTCTCCTTGAAGTCCACCAATAATCATATTCTTAAAGTCGCCAAATGTTAGGTCATTATTATCAAATGGATGGGACATATGTCCAGCGGCTCCACCTTCTAATAGCAATTGCTCATTCAATTTAACTTCATACTTTTCAGTTATGAACCGGTTAAAATTAAGGATTCTTGTTTTCATATTATAAATTGCTTAGTTTATTGTTTAAATCAAGTATTGTTGAGCTTATTTTTATTTTCTGATTATCAAGTTCAAGAAGCGACATCTTAAGAGTTGCTATTTGGGCTTGAATTGCAGATTTTGGGTCATCTACCTTTTGATTCAAACTATTTACTTTATCTCTAAGTTCTTTTCTTTTTATGAATATATCATGAGATTTAGCTGACAAATCAGATCTTGCATCTGTATAGTCAGATTCATTTAAGAACTCTTCAAATAGGTTAATGTGTTTCATAGTGTAAATATAATAAAAATACCTGACATGGTAAAACATCAGGTATTATTTATTTAGATTATTTTTAAGATTCCTGAGCAATCATTGCATCAATAATATCAAATGAGATGTATCCTTTTGCTTTAAAAAAGTCATGCGCCAAGTTCATTACTTTCTTTTCTCCAGTCTTACTAACTTCATTTTCTTTGCCATTTTCATTATTATCATTCCAATCCCAAACACAATCTTCAACAGCATTTGCTACCTTAGATGCAGATGTTATTTTTGGAGATTTTTCATGGTAATCTTCCCAGTAGTTTGCATCAAATGCTTCAGTAACTACTGATTCTCCAAGAGAACTTGTTAGCATTCCAACAGCAGCTCCGTAATCATCTCCACATTTTTTAAGAATTCCATCAACTACTTCTCCAGCTTTAGCCTCATCAAAGTCATCTCCAAATGCTTTTTTCAAAACGCTCATTGCGTATTCTTTAAATTCATCATCAGAACTAACTTCAGCTTCATTAACTACTGATTCAAAGGTAGCAGTAATTCCTTTAATTTTATATTCTTTTGATAATGCTCCTAATTTATTATAAAGGTCTTCTAGCTCATATTCAACTAAATGCTTATAACCTTTCTTTATGTTAATATCTGCACTTCCAGATCTGGCCATATAATCATCTTTACCTTCAGCAACTACAGATTCTTTAGCAGATCCAGCGGCTTTAGCTCTTTTTGCTTGTAGTTTTTTAAGTTTTTCTGTTTCTTCTTGGCGAGCTTTAAAGGCTTTTAATTTTTTTAATTGTTCAGCTCTACTTGTTTTTTCTGCGCTTGGATCTTGACCTTCAGTTAAAGATTCTTGAACATTGTTTTCCCACCATGTTTTAAGTTCGTTAAAATCAGATTTACCCATGTTAGAAAGGGTATACTCTTCGATGTCATTATCATAATCATCTGCCTCATCTCTGAAACCTCCTGGAGTATCGATGTAATCTTTACCCATGATTCTTTTGATTCTATTCTCTGGCATACCATCGATTTCCTCTAAGAAATCTATGAAATCTTTAGTGCTTTTGAACTTTTCAGCTTCATTAACTACTGATTCAATTAATTCCATATTGTATGCATTTGAAATATCTGTTTTAATTTCTCCAGTTTCTTTTGAATGCAACTTCATAGTTTTACCATCAGGATTTAATTTGATGAATGTAACTTCACCGTAGTCTGATGTGTATTTATGATTTGGTTTTAGGTCTTTTGCTTTACCTTCATATAGATCAGCTTCGGTAATAATAGCTCCTAATTTAGAATCTGATTGACTTAAATTTCTATCTAAGTTAGAAAGTGCAGATGAAGCAGCACCTAATGCTGAAACCCATTTTTTATCTGTTGCGCTTTTCATTAAGCCAGATATTTTCTTTTTAAGAGCTTCTAATTCCGTTCCTATTTCATCAAATAATAATACTTCTCCTTCATAAACAGTTCCAGCAACTTCTTCAGCATTGTTAAATTTCTTAACAGATTTTTTAACAATGTTTAATTGTTTAACGATAGAATCAACTACTCCAGTGTCAATATCATTTCCGGCATTTGCACTATTAAATAAGTTGGTTAAATTTTTAGATGCTAAGTATAATTCATTTCCAATAACATCTTTTGGTAATCGGTTGAATGCTTCAGAAACTACTAATTCTAGGTCTTTGTCTTTATCAGCAATTGTCGCATCCAATTCAGCTTCTAGAGCTTTCTTTTGAGCAGTCATTTCTTTTAATTTTCCAAGCAACATTTCTTTAGCAGACCCTTCAGCAGCTTTCCAATTTTGAGCGGTAGCCTGCATTGTAGTTGTCAGTTTAGACCAGTCATATTGAATTTTAGCAATTGAACGGGCTTCATTAACTATAGATTCATTTTTCTTTTGGCTTGCTTTTAGTGCTTCAAGTTCTCCTTTTAATTTAGGGTCTAATTGTCTTTCAATTCCCCAGTTAAAACTTGCATTTATCAACATATTCAATGGTAAGTTTTCATTTTTCTTACCAAACGCAGATGTGCTAATCCAGTTTAAATAATGGTCAGCTAATTCTTTTGATAATTTGATACCTTCTGCTTCTGAAGAATCTCCATCAACAATTCCTTTAAGTAATTTTTTAGCCATTCCATGCTTACCTTCATTTAAAGATTCTTGTATAAAACTAATGTCTTTAAGATAGAATTCATGGTCAGATCCATCTCTTGTGTATCCAATGAAAGAATCTCCTTTGTCACCTTTTAATTCTGCAGGGTTAACTGAGTACCAGTCATTTCCAACAAAAACTTCTACAGGTTTTCCACCAATTTGAGTATATAGGTCATTTGCAGTTTTACCAGTAAATTTACTTCTTTTAGCCTCTTCAATTTCGTAAGTTTCACCGTCAATTTCAAATTCATCTTCGTCATCTTCTTTGGCTTTTTTAACAGCAGCTCCAAACGCATTACCTTCTTTAAGACCTGTATCTTTTTTAATGGTTACTTTATATTTTTTACCATTAAATTCAAACTCAGATTTTCCATCTTGTTTAGCTTTACTGGCTGCAAAAATAAATGCATTTCCCTCTTCTAGTTTTTTAGGTTCTCCTAATTTATTAAGTTCGTCTTCAATATCTTCTGCTTCATCTTCTGAAACGTTTCCAAACATTTTGTTAATTAGTGCTTGTTTTTTCTCTTCATCCAGTTCAGATAGAGAAGTTAATCCCATTTCATCAAGGATTGCTCCAATTTTACCAACAGTTTCCTGTCTTTTTGCATTGTTTGTTTCTCTTAGTTTCATTGTAGCCTCCTGGTTTTTAACCTCAGTAAAGCTCTTAAATGAAGAAATTCTATTAACTTGTGCCATTTTTAATATGTTTTTTTATTAAGTTATTATGTTTATATATCCCCATCAAAATCCACTTTCTTTACAGTGTATTCAAATTTCTCTTGTTTGTATATTGATTGTCTCACCTTTCCATGCTTATATAAATAATTATCCCATTCAACTGTTCTAATATCATCTACAAAATCAACAATTAATACCTTGTCTTTTGATGCATGCTGTCGTAGTCCACGTCCAATTGATTGTCTTATAATTACCTCTGATTTGAATGATTCAGTAAAAAATATGTTGTGTATTTTCTTGATTGAGATACCTGTAGAGAAGGTTCCAAAGCTTGCAACAATTACAATTTCATCTCCAGCCTCCATCTTCTTTTTGTATTCCTCTCGGATTTCTGAAGCAGTTCCACCATCGACATAAAATACCCTTTTATTGCTCTCTTGCCTTAACTTTTCATAGAGTCTCTGTCCATGTTCTATTCGATGAAAAAGCACCAATGAGTTCCGGGGTACTCTTGAAATTACATTTGAAATAAAATTAAGTCTGGCATCACTAGTGATTACAAAGTTTTGTTCTAATGAGAACACATCTTTATTATCATATCTATTCTGTGCCAATTCCATAAAGGCTGTTCGCTGCTTTGGAGTTGCATAGTTCATTTCAATAACCTTAACAACACATTGAGCAATATGTCCTTGCTCTTGTAGGAAACTTGCCTTAACCTCACTAATCACAGGTCCAGTCTGGCTCATTAGGGTTAATTTGTCAAGCGTACCATCTTTTGGAATTGTACCTGAAAGTCCAAACCTATATTTTGCATTAACACACTTGCTAAGAATTTCTTTGATGCTGGCTCCTTTTGCCTTATGAGTTTCATCGACAATAACTGCATCAAACTCTGCAAAATAAGCAGGTTCTTTTTTAATTAGTGATTGATAGGTTCCAATAATTATATTTTTGTTCTTTTTAATCTCTTGTCCTGCAAATATTTGTTGGATTCTTAGGTCAATTCTATTTTTACAATTATATTCATGGAAATCTTCATGGGCTTGTACAACCAATGAAACATTCGGTACAATAAAAAGAATCCGTTGGGCATGTCCTTTTTCAAGCATGTATGCAACGGTCATGAAGCTAATCAGTGTCTTACCTGCTGAAGTTGCAAGCTCTGCTAGACACTTTCTAAATTTTAGTATGTTATATGCAGTTTCTATTTGATAGTCACGAGGAGTAAACTGTGAACCCTTAAAGAATTCTAGAGCCCATTCCTCAAATTGTTCTGCATTAATATTGGAGTCAATAAGTCTCTTAATACCCTCGATTTTAAGTTCGTATCGGTATTCTTTGCATATTGTCATAACATGACGCCAAAGTCCGGCTGGAATCCATTTATCATCTTTAATATATGATACATATCCATCCCAAACTCCGCGTTTTACTAGAGGGTGAAACCTCCAACTTTCTATTCTTTTGGTCAGAGAGATTCTAATCTGCTCTAACTCAATTTCGGTTGCTTCATCAATTCTTAAAAATTGATTGTCATCCGTTAATGTTAAAATCAAATCTCATTTGATATTTTTATAAACGACTAATGTCCAACCTGTTTTTGATTGCAAAGCCCATGTTGTCGAGTGTTTTAATTGATCCCTCAAAAAAACTTTTTTGAGTCACTAATAACTCAAGGATATTTGTATCGTCCGCAATGTCTGCGTCAACGAATTTTTCGCGCATTTTATCGGTGAGCTTATAGTCATAACTATAATACTCAATCCATTTATCTTTATACTTTTTATCTACTATTGATTTTTGGGTTTTGATTCGATTACCCATGGTTGCGAGGTGTTCAACCAATATTTGTCGATAACTAAGTGTGAATGCACTTACGCTCTCTAAATTGTTACCTAATTTAAGTTCCTCAGTTAGACCTTTTATTTTTTGGGTCCAATCTTCTCGCTGTTTAATTAAGTACTCGTCAAGTTGTGTTATCTTGTCTTTGACATCTATCATATATGATGCTTTTAAAAAAGTGAATTTCCTTTATTGTTGTCTTTAATAAATACTGAACTTTTTAACCGGGCCTTTAATCGCGGCTTAGTCATTTTAAATTCTTTTTCAGTGTGTGAATATTTTGATGTACTAAAATCTAGCATCATCTTAATATTCTTTCTTTTGTTTTTTTCGTTTTCAAAATCTTCGAATTCTTGGGCAACCATTTCTAAAAAGTCTATTTTTATCATAGGTAATATGCATCTAGTCGAGAGTTAGTAAAATACTTTTGAATCTGCGCTAAGCATTTATTTTTTGTTAGCCAAGACGCGATCACCAAATCGTTTAAATCACCTATTTGTTTAGGATATTTATCTCTTTCATCTTTGTTCAATTTTTGCAAAAAGTCTTCCCAATCCTTGTCGATTTTAGTATCTTTAAAGAACTTCTCCCATGTAAATATTTGTTTGCCTCTTCGAATCTTCTCCATCATCTTCTTTTTACCGGTAGTATCGTTATCAAACATATATCGTATTGTAGGTATCTCATCAAATTCTAAGGTTGAACGACCTGCAGTTGCCAATCCAATCGAATTTTGCATAAACATTGCATCGATAGGTCCTTCGAACATTGTAACTTCGCGTTCAAAGTCAACTGTCATTACTCCAAAAAGAGTTGAAAGTTTTTTAACGCCAATCAATTCTTCATCAGTCAGCACAATCTCCCGTTGAATCTCTTGGTACATCTTCTCAAGGTCATAAGTTAAATAACGAGAATTAGAACGCTTGTCGATTGAACGAGTTTGAAAGCCGATAACTTTATCATTTGGGGCTACATTGAGTACTACGATTCTTTTATCCTTAGGAGAGTACATAAAACGATTCATTTGACTGGACAACAATCGATTCTTAAGATAAAAAAATGCAGGGTCTCCTGGTTCGACTTCTTTAAATTTAAACCATTCCATTAGCTCTTTTCGGGTAGGAGCCATATCATATGTTAATTTAAACACATCATGTTCGAGTACTTCAATTTCATTAGTTTCCATTTTATGCTCTTGAATATAGTCAATAACTTGAATAGAATCATCGGTACTTTGAAATTTTATATGATGGTCTTTTAATAATTGGTATGCATTTGAATGAACGCCGCAGTTAAAACAATGGAATTGTAAGGTATCCCAGTAGAGATTTCCACGTTTCTTTTTATGGTCGGTAGTCGAGTCACCGCAATAAGGACATGCCATTGTAATTCTACCTGGCATCTCTTTAATCATATGCTTGCTTGGCTCATGGTGGGCCTTTACAATTGCTTGTTTTACCAAGCTCCTGATTTTTATCTTTAAATCTTCGGTGATTTTTTGACTCTGCATACTATTATATAGAAAAAAAGGGCTAAGTTTAATTAGCCCTTTAGTTTATAAAATAACGTTAGATTAAATATCTAAGTCGTTTAAGAATGAATCTAGGTCATCAGAAGAATCTACGTTAGTAGAGCTTGGATTTCCTACCATTTCATTTGGGAATTCAAAATCACTAGATTCTGAAGTTGGTTCAGATTTTGCTGGAGCTTTTTTAGCAGCAGGCTTATTAACAACTGAATCTATTGAACTTCCAGGATTTAAGTAATTTCTAAGAATAGAATTAACAAAATCAAGAGTTTCTCCGTCCCATGCTTTGTATTCGTATGGCTCTAGGCTTGGAGCTGATTCCAATTCTGCTTTAATAGCACCCATTGCTTCAGGAGTTCTGGTTGCACCTTTACCATCAACTTCAATAGGTGAAGTTTTTGAAGAGAACTTAGATTTATCGTAGTTGTTAAATTCTCCTTGACGAGTAATAATCAATTCGAAGTTTTTACCTGCAAATAGGTCAAATACTTGAGTTGGTTCACCAAATGCTGGTTTTAATTCCTCATCGATTTTCTCTTTGATTTTGTAACCAAATTTGAAAACTTTGTATTGTCCTTCTAGTTCAGGATTTTGTGGGTCTTTAATGATTTTAATAAGTGCAAAGTATTGCTCACGTCTTTTAAGTTTATCACTCATTTTACGGTCAACTGCTGAGTCACTTTTACGTAACTTAAAGAATACATCTGCGATAGGACATGGAGCTCCAACTGTTGATGGAGAATCTACCATTTTACCGTCACCACTTGCATTAGTTAGCCAGTGTACGTATTTTTTCACTAAAGAGTTTCGTGGGTTTGTTGGGTTAGGAACAAAGCGAATCATTGCTTTATAAGTTCCATCCTTACCGTCATCTGCGGTAGGTTTGTAAAGATCGCTTCCAGATGAAGCTTGGGTTTCGTGTGTTTCGACGTCATTTACGCCAAGATTAAAAATGTCAAATTCTGCCATGTCTTTAATTGCTTTAATTTTTGTTAAACTTTAATTTAATAAGTGTTAAGGGCCCTTTTAATTACTTATGATAGTTATATAGAAACTCTCTTTTTTGTTTCAAGAATCTATATTATTATATATCTTTTTTATCAGGGTGACATGTCCCTGGAGGCATAAAGTTACCTTCTTAAAATATTTTTTAAGATTCTTGAAACAAAAACTTACATGTTGAATATAACTAAAGTCTTTAAGCCTCCGGGTAAAATAGAGTCCGGGCTAAGTGGTTCAGAAAATAGGCATCCACCAAATCATCTAAAGGTTTTGGGACTTTTTTAGTCTCTCCGATGTGGGTTTTACAGAATCCAAGCAGTGACGAGGTTTCAAGCACTGAATCGTTTAAAACGTTATCCAAGAATTTAACCCAAAGTTCATCCTTCTTCATGTTACCCTTACCTGCATGTTTCTTAATCGTCGAAGGTGCGATGGTCATCATATCTTGGACTTTAAGCCTCGACATTAGTTCCATCTTTAGGATTGCTGCTCCAGCCGCCATATCAATAATATTATTAGTTCCACCCGAAGAACCATAAGAGGAGCCTTCAAAAGCAATCACAAAAGGGGAATCATCGCCTGCAATTTCAATAATCATATTAATAATGTCACTTGCAGTCTGGGTGTGTCGCTGGATTTTAATCATCTCGCTTTTAGAATAGGCCTCGTTATTCGTCCAATCCGGTTGATGAGTAATTCTGGTATCTTCAAGCAAGTCTAATTCCTCTTGAAGCTTTTGTTCGGCTTTAGTACCTGTGTTTGGTTTTAAATACCCAATAAAGTAGTACTTGTCATCTGAAAAGATGCAAATACCTGGTGAATTTAGGGAAAAGTCAATCGTTACAAAATTCATCTAGATTCTACTACCAAGAGAAGAACCAAGAGCGGCTCCTACTAGTCTTGAGGTTAACATATCGTACATTATACCACTTTGGATTCCTAAAATATTAGCAATAGTTTTACCAACAGTTTTACCAAGTGCAAAACCTGCAAGTCCACCAAAGATACTACCTAAAATACCTTCATTAGTAATCTCTTCATTGAACGCTTGGATATTATAAGTTCCATCAAGATTTTTGTAAGTCTTTGAAAATTGCTCTAAAGCTGCATCAACTTTAGCTTCAAGTTCTTCGGTCCATTCGGTTTGAAGAGACTCGTTTAGGACTTGTAGTTCGTTTTCTGTTATATCTTGTTCTGCTATGTAATCTAAAAATGTTTTCATGTTTAATCTATTTCTAATATTATATTAAATTTGTTATAGTAAAAATTCAGGTCAAAGGTTGTAAATTCTGCAATATTTGAACTCATATTTAACTCCAAATCTGAAATTGAATTAAGTATTGGTTTTTCAAAAACAGCGCTCATCAAGTGAATCCCCTCTGCATCCATTATTTGAAGTTTAATATCATTGATAAAAGGTTCTTTAACCGTCTTTGAATAATAATACAATAAAGTATCCTGCATAATCCAATAATTTATATAACCATCAAGCAGTTGTAGCGTTACTTTAAACTGTCTATCAATAGTATTTTGTATTGGAATTGAACCTCTATGATATGTTATTGTACCATCATTTGGCGCAATTTCAATAGGGTCAAAACTGATTCCTGGAAGACCAACTCCTTGAATTGAATAGTTTATAAAATCTATAGGTTCAGTAATTAAATTACCCGGCATTCTATTCAAATACTTTCGATATTTGTCGGCAACCTCTTTAGGAATAAAAGTCCTTGAAAACTTAAAATTGAATAAATTATTTCTACTATTTAAAATCATTATATAATGTTTACGTTTCCGTAGTACAATAGAGATTCGGTACTTCCGTTTTTTATGTTAATATAAAATTTGTCTGCATTTTGATTTGTATCGCTTTGGTCAAAACGGACTGCCACGCTTTTTGTCACCTTAAAGAAAACTTCTCCAGCTCCTAGGTCGACTCCTGGAAAACTAGGGTCATGCGATATTTGTTGTTCTATTGCTCCACTTTTAATTATAAGTACCAAATCTTCAGCATTAACAAGACTTACGTTTTTCATCGAGTCTCCATCGGGCTGAACAATTTTAAATTTAATATAATTATCAGAAACTTTTGAAAGTGTAATGATTCCATCCCCTTCTTTTTTATAATCCATTGATGTTAAGTCATTTACTTCTGCTCCATCAATTGTCACTTGAGTGCTTCCTCCCATTATTCTATAAGTATCGAGGGCAACTGAAACATATTTAGTTTCTCCAACACTAGGCCGGATAGAATTTACGAATTGATTAAGTTCTCTATTAACGCTAGTATTCGGCAAAGTATTATATACTATGCTTGGCGTAAAGTTAGAATTAAGACCCAGTTTTAATAATTTTTTGCCATATTTTTTAGGCTGTGCATAAATTAAAGAGGCTGTTTTTACAATTTGGGTATTATCAGTTTCATTGTAAATTCTCAAGTTAACCGATAATAAGAAGTTACTCGACACTGAAGAGTTTAAAATAACCGGTCTGAATACAATTGGCTCATCATAATTTGAAGTTTGTGTAAAGGTATTATTAAATGTATTAATATAATTAAGACCTAATTGTTCTGCAACTTGAACTTCATAAAATAGAGTAATGTCATCTCCTGAAGTTGAAATTCTTCCAGTTATATAATTTTCAAATGAGGCTTGGTCTCCATTGTAAGTTCCATAAATTTTAAAATAGTCTCCATCTGTCGCATGTTCAATATTAACTGCAATATCGACATATTCATCTTCTTGTGATAGAGTTAATGATTTTCCTTCAGCAACATTAATATAATCGTAATTTCCAATAGTAACTACGCTATCGATTAATTTAAAATCAAACTCATAGTTTGCAGTTGTTGGAATTGAATCCGCTCCAGATGATGCAAAAAAAGTATTTTTAAACTTTTCATTTGTTGCAGGTGAAAACATTTGAACCAATGAAGGAACTTTAATTTCAATATACTTAGAATATGAAGATTCTCCTAATATGAATGGATTCGGATTTTGGGTTTCAAAACTTGAAGAGTTTAAATAAACTGTTGAGTTAAAATAATTATAAATTCCGGAGTTTCTTTTAACTTTTGTTTGAAATAGGAAACCATCATATTTTCTACCGCTAAAAGAATATCCAGTTCTTAAATGTAATCTAATAGTATCATAATATACATCTGCAACATCTTCGATTGGAATTGGTTGTAAATCATTAGCAATAGTACCATTCCATTCAGCAGAATTTAAGTAGTTTAATCCATTTGTAAGAAGTGCCCATGTACTTGATTCAGCAGTTGGAACTGCATAATATCTTCCAGATTGGCCGGCTCCGGTTCTAATATCATTTCCAGTATTTGTTAATGGAACTGAAAATAGGGAATTTGCACGGTTAGTTACTTGAATTTCTCCACCAATAAAATTAGTGCCTGCTAAATTTAGATATTCATAAGAATATTTACCATTAGTCGTTGGAGTATAAATATAAGTAGTTCCACTTAGATATCCATTTCCACCAGGAATATTAAATCCTGATTTTTTATTAATACTAACATTACTTAAGTCGAATTTATAAGTGCTTCCATTTTTCAACAATAACATTCGGGAAGCAAAATTATTAATAACAATAAATCCATTCGCAATCGTCACTGTAAATTCTACAACATCTGAACCCAATTCGTGTATTAAAAACCTAGAAGCACTTTCATTTCCATCAATTGTATCTAAATACTTGATTTGACTTCCATTATCGTCATTTTCGATTTTGACCAAATCAGGGGTTGATTGGTCATGATACATAAATTCTAATAATACGTCATCGTCTAATTTAACGAATCTTGATGATTTTGCCATTACTCTATAATTTTTTAAAACCTAAGCCATTTTGGAGACCATATAAGTCCTACATTTAGTGATGGACCAATACCAATAACTTGATTATTATTTAGGTTAATTCCATATCCAACTCCAACTCCAAGCGACCATCCTGATTTTTTTTCAAGTCTTTGGTTTAATTTGTCATTAACTAAATTAATATTTTCAATATTAGTAAATAGTACTCCAGGAGAGGATGATGTAATTTTTAATTTGTTAGTACCCTCTTCATTTATAATTGCTGCCTTAATTTCGATTCCTTGCTCAAAGTTAAATTTATTTGAAAGAACTGAGATATTATTAGTCTTTTTATTTCTTAAAAGGTCAACAGTTCCATTAAACTTACTCCAATTATATTTATCCCAATTTTTTTCATTACTAATCGATACTGTCGCAGTTGAATCACTTGTTTGAACAACTGAACTTTGGGCATTAATAATAGAATCTTTTACTTTAATTTCGGCTCTTAGTAGAGAATTTACACCTTTAAGGTCTTTATTGAGGCCTAGGGCTTTTTGATACCCTGCAATAATCTCTTTATTTTCGGCAGTTAGAGTGTTAATATCAAACTCATATCCTAATTTGATTGCAACTAGTTCTCCATTCCTGTTTCTTTCAAATTTAATAGTATCTTGAGATGCTTTAAGATTATTATAATTTCGGGTTGCAACCTTTTGGGCATTTTCAGCGTCCTGTTTAAGGGTTGAATTTCTATCGCATTGGTATGTTAATAATAAAACAAGCACTGCTAAAACTATGAATTTAATAGTGTTCCAGTTTGTCGGTATGTATTTTTTAAAGTCTGTCATTTTAGTAAAGTTTTAATAAAGGTTATAAGTAAATTGTTTTCTTGATGATATATCAGTAGGACTAAAAGACCAGAAGAGCTCTATTGTATGATTAGGGTCTGATGAAGACTCCTGTTGTAAGACGCCATATAGCGCCTGTCCTGACGCAATAGAATAATATCCACTCCAATAATAATTAAGAATACCAGCAGCGTTCGAAGTCCAATCACCTGCATATGTCTGAATATAATTTGTAGCGCTATCATTATTCCTCCATTTTCCATGAACTGCCCAGTTATAGTAATAGTACTCGCACCTCCAAAAACTACAAGTTTTCCAAAAAGGAGTGTTCCGCTGGTCTAGACCTACAAATATATAAATAGTTTTTGAAGTATTGTTAGTAACTGTCTGTCCTATTCTTGTATAAGCACCAGTATTTACAATTGTGTTATATCGCGTATAGTTTGTTTTATTCAAGTCAGCCGAACTATATGTGATTATCGGCATTTTAGCCCATACACCGCTATTGATGTTTACCTCATATTGTAAAACATTTGAAGTAGCCTGTGGGACATCTCGAAGTCTCATAGGTATATATAGAATTTCATTACTTGAACCTGCTCCACTAACACTAATAGTTCCATTGATTTCTAGAATTCCATCAAAACTTTCTGCGATCGATACAGAAGGTAGCGCTCCATTT